CGCACATATCCAAGGAATGTTAATAACTTTTCTATTTTACATAATAACTGTTATAGTTCATTCAGTCGCATTGTTGATAACTTTCTTAGTCGATTGGTAGTCAACGAGTTAGCCAAAAAGTTATTAACATTCCCCTTTGCGATTCCCTTTTAGCTCGGATTCACCGGTGTTAATAACTTTTTTTGGTAGTTTCAGCGAGAAAACCTTTAGACGTGCGGCGCACAGACCGAACTCAGCACCCTTTAAATCACGATTACATCTGTAAACCGGGGTTACAATTGTAAATTTTTTTTCTGCTAGGCGCATGTGAATGGGTGGGATACTCCATAGCTTTTCTCTATCCTATCCCTGGCAATATAGTTTATTGTTATATATTCGTATATACTTATATATTTTGATACCCAATGACTTCGTTACACTCTATAACCGATAGACTCGTATTGCCCCCTCATTTAGTCCCTATTGAACGATTTTGATACAACCCAGCGATTATACACTAACTTAATGAAAATTCCATCAGCAAGGGATTCTATGGATGGTAGTTTGTAGTGTGATTGTTCCCCCATCTTCCCTCAAAATCCAGTGAATTCTCCTTTATAAACCCTCTTAATCGATTCTTATCGTTTAGGATATTCCTATCGATTACTATCAGTTCGCTATGGTTTCCACTTTGAATGTGAGCATGATAGGTTTCATCTACAAAGGGAATGTGTTCTATCTCCCCTATCGTATTAAATGATTCTCTATCGATTACCCATTGTATCGTATTGTTATGTGTTATTAATCCTATATCGTTTAGATGGTGTATCTGGACTTCTAATTCATAATGGTTATATGTGTATATCTTTGTAGTGTGTTTTATATCTACTATGGATTCACTTCCTATCTCCATTGTGTTTATATCCGATATGTTCTCTATGGTTATTCTCTTTCTCTTCTTATCCTTATCCATACTCTATACTACTTACTGAATTACTACTTGAATTAGCTATTTTATTTTTATATCGGTTTTCCGAGTTGGTAATTGGCCTTCATACTACGATACCCCGCCAACATAAACTCTCTCATACTCTTTGGAGTTTCCAATATCTTTCTTTCTAATACAAACTCAATCCCATCGATTATATTATTCACTCCCACTTCCGTTGCCCAATATGCCATTATTGATTTGGATTTGAACCATGGTTCTCTATTGATTACTAACCACATCGATACCCCTCCGGATTCCCACACTTCTATTATGTAGGATTCAATCCATTTTGAGTTTTTCCATAAACCATTGGATAGCCTAATATACATTCCACTTCCATTCCACCCACCTTCTTCGATGAAGTTTATCTTTTCGATTCCTTTTATTGTCAACATAGGTTTTAAATTTGTTGTATTGGAAATTTCCATAATTGATAGTCCTCACTCATTATCCTTTGGACTTCACTATCTTTATATATCCTTTCCAATATCCTACTCTTTACCTTGTCGATTTCTTTAAAATCTTCAATTGGGATTCTATCCCCACTATATCCTCTCCGGAGTCCATTGATACTCCAACCATCTTGGACTCCATCCATTGGTAGGTATTTTGCGGATTGACTACGGAATACCTTCCATTCGAATTCCAACTCTTCACCATACAACTTCCAAAATCGTATTGAGAAATTGTATTCGAACTCCGTCCCTCCGATGTATTTGAAATTGATTCGATAATCCCCATACGCAAAATCCCCATTGAATTTCTTTGGATTCTTTATTTCTATTATTCTAACTCCCATACCTTTACTTTATTTATTACTCCATTCCAAGCTCAATCCCTTCCACACTCAATCGAACGTGATTGGACTACTATCAAAAAAATTTCCTATTTCGACTCGGTCCCCCAGCCCCCTCCGATTCCGTTGCCTCTTCTATATACCCTAACATCATTTGATTTGTTAATCTGTTTTCTAATGTTACCCAGTCTCTTGTCTTTGTAAGGTATTTAAATTGTTCTAGTTGAAACTCTGCTGAATCCCATACATCGGTATTTTCCCACTTGTCACTCATTCTATACCTCTTACCTCTATATTCGAAAGTGTATTCCATATCCTAATTAAATCTCCAAGCTTCGTTTCTCAATTCAGAAATGAAATCACCTACGTTTTCAAATGATTCCTTAGTTAAGAATTTATATTGTAAATCCCTATTGTTTTTCAGCGCATACCTACCTTCACTATCCCTTCGTTCCAATCTGAATATAATGTTATTCCAAGGATTACCCTGTTCTACTATTCGAACTACATATACATCCCCACCTTCGAATGTATTATCTATTGTCCAACGTCTTTTTGGTGTTACCAATGTGAGTCCTTTTTGTCCAATTAGTTTATCAAAATTCTCTATTTTCAACATAATGATTTGTTTTTGTTATACCAATTTTGCTAATATTCTTTTCAGTTCATTCACAAATTCGGATACCGAGTTCAAATTTTTGGTGATTACCATCGTTTCGGTTTGATATCTAGCCCCATATATCCACATATAATATGAACCAGATATTAGATTCCTTCCTAATACGATTGGTAAAGAATCCAAATCGGTATATTTTTCATACCCTTCTTTTGGATAATAGAATATATAATAATCATCGTGTATTTTCACACGTTCTATACTCTCACCATTGCATAACATTAGTTTGATATTCTCTACGTTCTTTATTGTAAGCATACGGATTTGTTTTATCAATTAATATTCTGCAATATACAAAATATAATGGATAAAACAAAGCGTTAATATGTTAAAGTTATGTTAAAATGGAATTTCGTTGTATTCCCCTTCGATACCCTTTACTAATAATTCTTTGATGAATATAGGGTCTTTTAGATTAGATAATGGAATTGCTGTTTCATTTGGTAGTTCACTTCCGAACCATTTGGACCAAACTACTTTGGTATCATTATCGTATCCGATTCTACGTTCGATTGTCAATTTACCATGCGAACCAAGGATATCTTTAATTCTCCAAGTGTAGTTATCCGATGGGTGTTCTAAGTTCCTACCTATGTAGGTTATTTCGTATTCAAACAATCCCTTTATGAATTTCCCATTTAGCTTTTCAGCATTCTTTAATGTGAATAACTCCAGCTCCTCGTCTTTTACCTTCGCAGGAGGAGTAACCTTATTCATTTCTTTTATCAGCTCATTCAATGATTCGTATATACCCCCTAATTGTGAGGTGCTATTACTCCCACTCTTATAATTGTTACTTAGTAAATTGGCGAGTATATCTTCATAATCTTTCGTTTCCATTCGTTTTGTTTTAAAATTTATCTATTTGTGTTTTCTTTTTATTAAGATGTATTCTCGTTGTGTCTGAAAACATTAATGTATCACCTACTTTTACTTGATTGATGAATACATGCTCTTTGAGTTCATATATCATTACTTCACGCTTTAGGTCGAATATAACATTCATTTGTAAAAGTATGATTGCAATTAGGAATAACATCCCAACAACCCATACGTTCTTTACTATCCATTTTACTTTTGGTCTTCTCATTTAACCGTGTTTAATTATTAATAAAAATATCAACCATCCCCAGCCATCTCTACCATTAGCTGCTAAATATACTATACCGGCTAAGCATACGATATCAAATACTCTATCCATTACATTACTAAATCGTGCTCCATCCATATCCTAACTCATTAAATCTTTATCAGTAATGTCCTCAACCTTGTCGATTCTCAATACAGAACCTTGTCCATGCATCACCTGAATTACATACGAACCAATGTAGTATGCTCCTCCGGTAAAATCGTTTAAATACTTTTCATCATCGCAAGGTTTACAATATTCATGTGCATATTCCAACGCCAACCATAGTAGAGATTCTCTGGGTTCGATTGACATATCATACTCCCTATCTCTATACTCATCAGAATAGTATTTATCCATTAACTTTTCAATACAGCCATCCAAATCTCCTTCACATCTTTGTTTGAATTTCTCAATCCAACGTTTTTGATGTGCATCTTCTCTTTCCATTTTCAACCCCCATTGACGAATAGATTCTTTACCCTCATCGGTTTCTAAAAAATCTTTCATTTTTTGTAACATATCACTCATATCTTAGTGTGTTTTTAACCAGATTTTTACTTTCTGAATTGTTTCTTTAATTTTCGTATTAGTTTTCAGTATCTTCACAACCTCACCAATTGGACCATGCTCTACAACGGCATCCAATGTTGCTTTACCTATGTGAGTTAACTCATTTTGAATTCGGTTTGCCTTTCTATCCGTAACTCTCGGCTCAGATTGCGGTGGTGGTGGGATAAATCTACCCATATCTACTAATTCTTTTAACTTATCTAACTCTATTCTGGCAGTCTTTATTTCATCGGCAAATTGGTTAGTTATCTGCGATGAATTATCTATTGCCATTAATCTATTGGTACGAAACGTATCGAATGATGGTAAGGCTGATGATGTAATGTGTCCCATAGTTGGGTGCACCCCAATTTTACCATCTATAAATTTTTTATGTAACTCGTGATTAAGTATTTTATCAATACACATTTCAATAGTTCTCAATACTCTTGCCATACCCATCGATTCAGGCGTTAATGCGTATGATTGCCTCACACCTGAACCAGTATGCTTCAATCGTATTGTATTGATATCGGACATTTCCATTTCCAACTCAATTTCATCTTGATATTCCAGCCCCATATACGTTATTTCTGCCGTATATAGTTCAGCGTAGATATCGGTTGATAGCGAATTATTTACCGATGGTGGATATAATCCTTCACCAGTTGTTTTTATTACATATCCTTTGTAACCACATCCACTTAATTTATGCCATCCGTTAAGTTTCATCTAATAGTATATTTTTCTTATTGAATAAAAGTTTCCCTTTATCGGTGAAAACGATTTTAGTAAATATTCCTCAGCTTCTGCTATTGTTTTGAATTTCATTATCAGTTCCGGAATGACTTTACTACCACCATCGACCAATACTGGTTCGGATTGTATATCAAATATATCCATTTCCATTCCCATTGAAGTATATGATTGTTGAGTTCTAATTCCATGCTTTGTTCCTATCATGTGCGGATAATAGTCCCTATCATTTATCCATCGGACTCCCTCATATAGCCATTGATTCTCACTACATTCATATATTACAAAATATCCAGTCATTTTTATTATTTATTATTATTCAAATATACAAAAAATAATCGAATTATACAACTATTTTACCAACTATCTGTGTCAGTTAAGTCTAATTCTAACTTAGTTAAGTGATTATATACCTTAATACCATCGCCCATTCCGAATGGAGTAACCGACCAAGTCATCAATCCATATTCACCATACAAATCTTTGATTTTGGCTATCCATTCATTATAACGTTTTTGCTGTGTATCCGTTAGTGATATCGTTATCACTTTGTTTTCTGTTTTCGGCATCTGCTACTCTTTTTCTTAATTCAGTTGTGCTATAATTGTGAGTTCGTTTATTGAAATAAAAATCCATATCTAAATTACTCCCAGTAAAGATTTTTGTTTCATATTCTTGTCCAAGTATTCTAATATCAATATCATTTGTCTGCAATATCGTTAGTAGCTCCTCTTCGGTTGTGTATGGTATGATTGCATCCACATACTTAACTGCATCCAATTGAATGAATCGTTCGTAATATGATTGGATTGGTTTATTCTTTTCAGGTCTGTCCACCGTTGGGTCAACTTGTAACCCACAAATTAAATAATCACATTGCGATTTAGCCTCTTCTAACATTAGAATGTGGCCTGTGTGTAGTAAATCAAATGTACTACAAGTAAATCCTATAATTTCAGTATTATTCATCATTATTATCTGTTAATCCGAAACTTTGAGAGATACGTTTGATTTCTTCCAACTCTTCTGCTCGGTGTTTATCTTCTTCTATGATACGTTCCATCGTTCTAACCGATTTTGGTTTGAATGTTCCGAATAGTTTTTCTTTAAAACGCTTCAACATTCCCTTACGCTTACCTTCCTTTTCAACTGAATGTCCTTCGTTTTCTTCCATACGAGTCATTCTCTTTTGTAAACCATGTAATTTCTTAGCTGCTTTAGCCTTATCAATTTTCTTCTCGCTCATATATTTATCTAAATTTTGTATGTAAGTTGTCCCATCTTTCAATGGAAATATTTTGGTCAAATATTCTTCCCTATTCATTCGGCATCATCCAAACGTGTATTGGTGTAAATTCTCCACCATAGGCTCGTAGAATATTAAACTCTACATATTCAGCCGCAGTTTCCCAATCCCAATCATTTTGTTTCATCAACTCAACTTCCATACGATGGATATCATAAACCGCACATGCCTCTTCGGTAATACCGATTATGCAATTATCCAACCCATCCCATAGTATAGCTTGTGGATTGATTTCTTTGATTTTCGTTCGTTGGTAACTCATCTACTTTTGCGTTTTACGTTTCAATAGTTCGGACTCAAGTTTAGCTATCTTTGTTTTATAACTTTCGATTGCTATACTTCTACTCCACTTACCCATATTATTAACGGGTTCTTTATCTTCGTAATACTTTAATTTTTCTTTTAACTCTTTGAGTTCTTTGTATAATGGCATGTGGCCCTCCTTTCTGTTTATGGTGTTTCTAATGATTGTATGTACTCAATGTGAGCTTGTGCGCTTTTGCATCTTTCCTCATACATTACTCTAACAATCTTACCCAATACAGCATCGCTCTTTTCATTCTGAATGATATTAGCTGGTATTGTTAAGAATCGTTGTGCATCGTTTGCCATTTCAATCATTTGCCTACGATACGTCTGTGCTTCTGTATGTGTTCCCATTAGATAACCGATTTGATTCTACTATAATTAAAACTTCTCCATCCTTCTTTCTCCGTATCCCATACTGTGATGTTATCGGATTCGATTGGGTTACCATTTTCATCCAACTTAACAACCGTATCGGTTTTTGGGTGGAATTCCGTTGGTATCTTACTAATCATCTTAGTACATACCATAGTTCTATCATCGCCATCAGCCTTAGTGAATGTGACTGAAACTACTTCGTTCTGCAACTTCTCTACCAATTCCTGCTTTGTAATCTGTAATTCTGCTACCATATTTGTTATTTTAATTTATATTAATATATTCCGAATTCTTATACATTTGTTTTGAAAGTACTTCCCCTTTCCAATTCTCAATAATCCATTCAGCAGATTTCACATCTTTAAGTGGATATTGGCTCGATTGCCATATTTTGAAAGGTAATGGGAAATAATTCGTTCGTGCCCAAACTCTTCGTTGTGGCTGATACAACTTAGTTCCATTATCAACCCACGTTCGAATACGATATTGTGGTCTGGCATTGGTTTCTAATACTATCACTCCCAATAGAATTAGTATCATTACTCTCATTTTGTTCATATACAAATATAAGGAAACTTTTCCACATTTCCAAACAAAAAAGGGATAACTTTCGTCATCCCTTTGTGTTAGGTTTTTCTTTTATAATTACCCTTTTTTTGCTGTTCTTTTACAGTCTGTTTAGCCATTTTCTTACGATTAGCTTTCTTTTGTTCTCTGATTGTCATTTCTTATTTAGTTATAGTGAATAAAATTACAAATTGCGTAACGTTCACCATCCATAACCTTCGTTACTTCGTGTGGTATTTGATTTTTAGTATAGTCTAACACAACCACATTCCCCAACTCCGGAATGACTTCTATCTTTTCGCCAGTATTGGTATCGGTTACAATTAAGCAACCACCATTGGCTTTATCATAGTTTTCGTTTAAGTAAATTAATATCCCAGCGATTCTACTTGCATCGCCACCATCGGTATGGTCTTTTATAAATGAACCCTTATTGAATAGTGTATATGAAAAGTTATTCTTAATAAGATTGGTATCGATTGAATAGTATTTGCTGAATATCTTATTGAGTAATTCAATTACCTTTGTATGATTGAAATCAACGTGTAAGTTGAACCAAGACTGATACACACTATCACCATACTCACTCAACCATTCATCTCGTTTAGCATTATATGTTTCATCGGTACGTTCATCCAATTCAAATATAAGTGGGAACTTATCAACCGAATGTAGACAAGTATTGCCACCAGCGATACGTTTGTGAGCAGATTCAAACTCTTTTAGAAAGGATATATCTACTTCATCCAATTTGAATATATCATAGCCAACCTTAGTAATATCAATCATTTTCTATTATTGTTGCTTCTTCAATTAAATTTACAAATAAGTATTCATTTGTTTGTCTTGAAATCAATATTTTTTCAGAACCAACCCATTGTTTTACAATATCAGCCGATTCACCCTCCAATTGAATTTTAAACTTATCAATTGGGAATGCTCTGATTACCTCATATAATTCATCATCCTTTCTTAGTAGATTTGCTTTTCTCATTTCCAAAAGATTTGAATTGTTAATATACTAACTGCTAATATCAAACATACTATTGTTTTAGATGTCATAGCTTCTCCGAAGATAAAGTAACTCATTGAAGCAAATACAATTATACCCTCACCAAATCCTATAAGACGGGATGGCCATATTTCACCATTAAAGTGCTCAACAAATGCCTCTACTGATTTGATGTATAACCAAGCCATTGGGATTGACATTGCTAATAGGGCTAATGGATATCTCTGATACCATTGCCACTTTATATTACCTTGTAGTTGTAAAAATGTAAGGATTTGAGCTACGAGTCCATAGCCTAATCCTATAAATAACTTATTCATATTTTGTTTTTATTAATCCAAATAATCGGATACATCGATTCCATCGTTGCTAGCCTCATCATCATCGTAGATTTCATCTTCGATTTCTAACAAAGATTCCCAGATGTTATCGATTAGTGGGTTAGTAACTCCTTCATCTTCCATATCTTTCAAATCTTGTTTGATGGATTGTACGAGTTTTAAAATTGCTTGTTTCATAATTAAAATTTATTGAAAATAGTTTCTAATGGTTTGTTATAAAAATTTTCAATAAATATAGTATTATTTTTTTTATTCCAAAAATACTCATAATGTAAATCGTGTAAATCCGTTTTACTCATTGTAAGTATATCTTTTAATCTACCTTTTATAGTAGCCATTCTTAATCTATCATCTTCTATTGTATCATAGTTGTGATTCCAATTCGGTAAGGCTACATCAAACCCAAACCTTTCAGTTAAATATTTGATTGTATTTGGCTTCGATACCATTATAAATGGTACATTCATTCGTAATGCTTTACAAGTCTTTTCACTAATGCTACACCAATCCAATCGAGTATCCATAGTTGGCTTACAATCATTCCTATGATAGAAATGTGTTTCCGGTACTATCTCAAAGTATGTATTGATGTAATTCATAAAGTTGACATGCGATGGATAGTTGTGGTATTTCCACTTATCTGATATATCAAAGTCAATACTATTTGGAATACGTTCCAATACTTTAAAGTTTCTGAACTCAACCTCATTATGTGGTGGTATGAACTCTCTATATAACTCCGGCTGAAATGATTCATCGGTAGAACTCCAAATGAAATCTTCATCCAGCCACCCATTCACATATAAGTAATTCAGCAACTCTACTTTGTGGAATCTAATATGACCCGATAGAAACAATCCTTTAGATATCTTTTGAAACTTATTTGACCACCCATTCAAATCATTAAATTGATTTATGAACTTTGGTATATACATTGATGTATGATATGCATGATGTTCAAAGAATAGGATATCATCTGATATAGGTTTCAAATTCTTATCTATGAAATACAATTCCTTACTACATTCTTTTCTACAAAAATCATATAGCTCAATATTAATCTCTTGATTATCATAACACGATAGTTCAATGAATACATTTTTACATTCCATTTGAAATACCTGCTTCAACTTATCCAAAAATACAGAATCTTCCATATCAATTGTACCGATTGAAAGTACTATTGATGTATTTACATCTACATTTTCAAAATTAGTGTAATCAATTCTGAAATTCTTTTCAGAAAACGATGTGAGTAATTCCGTTAATTCATCGTATGGTTTTACATTCTGGTAATACCATTGGAATCCACCCAATATTTTATCATCTCGTCTTAGTAACTTAACGAAGCAAACTTTTTTCATACTTATTTAACATTTCTGCTTTAAACAACCCAAACTGCTTTTTGTTGTAAAGATGTTTATCCTTTATTATATCTATATTGGATTGATATTTCTCTTTAATATTGTTAGAATATAATTGAGATATAATATGAGCCATTCTATCGGTATCATCCACTATCATATCAAATTCATAATCAAATAACTCATCATACAATTTAAACCCCCACTCTTGTAATTTAGCAAATGAATTGGGTAAACAAAATGATATGAATGGATATCCAAGAGATAATGGTTTGAATGTCTTTTCTGAAAAGTTTAAGAATTCCAAATCACCTTTGGCCGGATTAATAGAATGATAGTATATACTCTCACTAATAATTTCAGCATAATGGTTTGTATAGAAATCTAAGTTAGGTTTAACTCCTGCATTATTGAATATGTAATCAGTTCCATTACCTTTGTTATGATATATTGTATCATCTTGAATGTTGTAATCCAACATCTTTGGTAACTTACTATGTATATCCATCAATTGATACACATCTTTGAATTCATACGGAATCTCTTCTATTAGTAATTTACTATCAACTGCCCTCTGACTCCAATCTATATTTGATAACTCATTCAGTTTAAACATTTGTTCTAAGAATAGTAATCTATGATATCTAGCATGCCCTCCTAAATAAAAATAGTCATTGTGTTTACTATCATTCGATATAGTAAACTCCAATTCAGATACCCTAAACAATAGTGGGTCTATGTAGATAAAATTATCCTTCTCAACGGCATTTTTACTTATAACATACATCTCATTTGCACTCACCCATCTTAGAAAGTTATTCATATCCCAAAATCGTACTACAAAATCCGCAGCACTGAAATCTATAAATACTTTATCATATTCGGTGAAGTCTAAAGATAATACCAACTTATCCATTGCATAAGTTCCGGCATAAAATAGATGTAGAACCTTCTTATCTGTATTGAATTTAGAATATAGATACTCTTTAGCAAAGTTTAACTCCACATAGGATTCATCCAAATCTACGATTTCATTATGTTTGTCGAATATCTTAAATTCAATCATAGTAGTTGTTGTAAATCTCTAATCTTAGCACATTGTTCGTACTCTTCAATTGTTATAAAATAGTTCATTGCCTTATCCAATGCAAGTCCAATGTGTTCCCTTTCTATTAAGAATACTACATTATCGGATATGTTTGATACCAGTATAGCTTGAATACTTTCTAAATCACTATTTAGTAATTTCTCACAATATCTAACTATCTCCGAATATATTACATATCGATGCTCTTTCAACCAAGCCTTAACTGATTGATTTCCTACATCGATATGTAATATTAGTGGGTTTTCATTCATACAAATAAGTATTCCAAACCTTTAGTATTGGCACGTTTGAATACAATATCCATTTCAGATTTGGTTGTGGTTTGCTTACATTGTTTCTTATACCATTTGTATAAATCCTCCAATGTACCTTTACCACGTTGATGTTCTAATGATTTCTCCCAAAGGTCTTTACCAAACTCCTCCGCTAATTGTGCTTTAAGTGTCCAAAGAATTTTATTCTCATTCTTATGAGCTTCCTCTTCCAACTTCAATGCTCTCTTTCGGTATCTTTGTCTGGCTTCAACGGCAGCTTGAATACGATTCTGCTCATCCGTACCCCCATAATTCTTATAAGCAGTTTCATAAGCCATTTGGGCAGTTTCTTTAAGACTTTCAACCTCACTAAACATATAAGAATAATCAAAGTCACCATTTCGTATCTTTAGTAAAAGTGGGGCGTTAGCCTTTAAAGGTTTGGAAACTCTACCTTTGGTCCACCATCTGAATTTATTTTGCGCCATTCTTTTTGTTTTTGTTCTAAAAAATCCATTGATTCTGAACTACCTACCAACGAATCATATTTACGATATCTATTGACAAATTGTTCTAAGCCAGATTGTTCAAACTCTTCTGTTATTTTTTCAATCGTTGGTAGGTAGCATTGATTAAATCCCATCGCCATCCTCCTCCGTATATGACTCACCTAATTCTTTAATAGCATCTCGCCAGCTATCATCCATATATCCACTAGCCAATGTAAGTTTGTGAAATACTTCCAATAATTCATAAATGTCCAAATCAGAATGGTCAACTTCAATACTTACCTTTTTATCATACATTTCGGCGGTAAATGTTGCCGGTTTTTTAAAATCTTCTATACTCATAATAATTTAGTTTAATCGAACCATTGTTTACGGTTAGTTTTTATATTCTTAATCCCTTCATCGGTGTATTTTGGGTCAACTCCAATCTTAGAAGCCGCTTCGGCTATCTTTTCAGCTCTATAATCATCACCTTGCTTGCCAATCTCTTTAGCTCTTTTCAACTCCTCATCACTTAACTCACTTCCTTTTGTTAGAGCAGCAAAGTTCTTAGTTTGGTACGTTCCCAATGGACGAGTAAATTGTTTTAGGTAAGCTGCTTTATCATCTAAATAAGCTAAGAAAGCATCAAAGTCCTTATCTCCCAATTCATTCAATTCCAATTCGGTTAGTTCATTCTGTGGGTCAAATTTCATTTGTTTAAATCGTTTGGTGGTAAGTTATATACTAATTCGCCATTCTCATTTACGGATGTTTGCACAAGTCCCTCTGAAACTAAATCAGCCAATGCGATACTAATTCTGTCCTTTGTAATCTCTGAACATAATTCTATGAACTCCTCATCTGTTAAGAATGCATCATTCTCTTGTTCCCATTTATACTGCATCTTAATTTGTAACTCTCTTCGTAGTTCTGATGGTGATATGAATGGCTGCTCACTAAAGAAACCATTTTCAGCCAATACATCCACTAATTCGGTTGCCATTTCCGTTATCTCATTCAATATATCCATTTTTAATATTGTATATGTTATTTAATCTAATTAATATCTCGTTGAATTCATTACTACCATCTCCCAATACTTCACCTAATACCGATGTGATATCCCAATCCGAATATTTCAGTTTGATACTATCATTCATTTGTTCCAACTCAACATCGGTAGCGAATGGATATGGCGGTTGCTCTGCCCAAAATTGTTCCTCAAGTTTGGCACGTTCTGTGAAATCTTCTTCACGCATTTGTAACCATTGTTGAAATTGCAACTCATCATCGATGTAGTCATCTCCCATTTCCTCTTGATACTCCATAAAAAGTTCTTTGATTGCTCCCATATTATTTACTGGTTTTAATGTTTGATATAATATTTTCTAATAATTCTACTTCATTCTGAAAGATAGTTTCTTCAAACTCATTTCTATCAGCTTCGATGAACATATTTACCATTTCAACTAATTTCTTTTGATATTCTGAATTAATTGTATTGGTTAAAGTAAATTTGTGATTAGTAATCGATACACTAAAATCTTCCACCTTTGCCCAATACGATAATCGTTTATTTACCATAAAGTATCTACCAGTCAATGGTGCAATTTTTAAATCAGTATCAGGTTGTTCACACAACATTTTAATAACGTTGTACGTTAATTCCTCTCTCTCATTCATTTTGTAAGGAGGCCAAAGTTTTTCTTTAAAGTATTTTATCATCTGTTTTAAGTTTTAATTGTTATACAATATACGAAAAATAATTGTTATTTCAAAATAATTCGTTCGGTTTTTATAATATTATTATATCGAACTACAACAGTCATAGTATCACCTCGCATCTCCCATTTGGGTGCTATTACGGTATTGATACTACCATCTACTGAATTGTAGGATGATTTGTTTATAGTAGGAACTAATGCATTTACATTACTTATTAATGGTGGTAACTTAACTACCATAAACTGACCCGTATATTCATTTAGATACGTTTTTGTTATAGTGGCAATGGTATCACCTTGTCTTAGATTCCAATATAAGTTACTCTCCCATTCCACCTTAGCTCTCGGTGCCGTTGGAACTCTATCATTGATTCTAATTGAACCACTAATGGTATGAATGTTTTGAGTTTCTTTTGAATACAATGTAAAATAATAATACCCATTCACATCTTTGGGTAAACGGGCATCTATACTCAATTCAACTGATTCTTTTTGTGGGTATATATCTTCGGGTGTGCAACTGAACATTCCGAATGATAATATCAATAGTAGTATGTATTTCATATTATGCAACATAACAATGTGTATTAGTTAATGCTAATAATTTAATCACTCTAAGGTTATCCGAATCGGCTCTACTAACTGCTTCAACTAAATTGTTGTTACATACAGCTTCTACAAACCCACCTCCAGTCATAATACCATCTCTATGCATCATAATGGAAATCATAATATCCACATTGTGTTTTGTTACATCAACTTGCCAAGCTTGGGCAAATCGAACGGCTTCTTTTTCGTAATTTTCTCTTAATAGTTGGTAGTCCATAGTTATAGTGTTAAATGTGATAGTTTACTTTGTAGGTTTTTCATGTGTTTACATGGTGAGAATCTTCGGAAGCCTCTTGCTTCACATTTACAATCAACGATTTTCCAATCTTCAACTGTAACTTGGTAGTATTTTAACTTTCCAGTCTTTTTATCTCTACTACCCATTTCGGTGTATTTCCATTTCATATTAGATACCTTGCTCTCTTCTTAAATCATACTCTTCTTTCTCAATTTCATTATATTCAACTACCTTTAAATAAGGTTTGAAATCGGTCATATAATAACCTCGCAATCCGGCAAAGAATAACATCTCATCGATGAACATTTTTCGAACGTAGGTCATATCGGATGAACCAAACCCCTGGTCGGAATCCCAATCGGAATATTCATTAGCAACAATTTCTAATGAATTAAATACTGCATCGGAATAAGTAAATCCGTTATTAGTTGGGAATTGTTTTCTGATAACATCGTATCCTTCTATTAATGAAGAACTCTCGTGAACGATTGATAAATTAAATGGTAAGCTCATAGTTTTAAGTTTTAAAGTTTAACGTTATTGATACTCTCTCAACCTCAACAACAAAGTAAAGATACAAAATAGTGCTGATATTGCCAAATATTTGAGTAAATTTTAACAAATATTTAACATATATTAATTAATCTTATATAACTTAACCTTCCGTATCTTAGTCTGCTTATCCTTCTTACCTACCAATATATCAACCCTATTCCGATGTCGTTTATTCATCACATCCCTAATTGTATATTCGCCATCATACTTACCAGCTCCTTTAATACGAATCTTAGTTCCAAACCTATACTTACGTTTCAAATCCCTACTAACTGCCACTATTCGGTGTCTTTTGGGGTTTCTTTCACTTATCTTGAACCCACTTGCAGTAATCAATGGTGTGGAGTCCGTTTCCTCTATCGATGGTGTATAAGTTGTAACAGTCACCACCTCCGATGGGATATCCACATTCATATCTAAATCCGAATCAGTCCGAGTCAACTCAATAGGTGATACTATTATAATAAATGATAATATAAGGTTTAAATGCATAATCTGTGTTTAATAACCAACAAAAAAGTATTTCAATTCAGGCGCAAATCCATCCTTTACAATTTCAGGATAAATTTCATTCAACCAATAGTTTTCACATCTATCCAATGCATCCATAGATTCATTGTAGATATCATTAAATGAAAACCCATCACCAAACCCATGTGCACATATTGATTTGGATATCTTACGAAGTGATTTCTCATCACCATCTTTGAATATCTGAAACAATGCGGTTTCGATGTTTTGTTTAACCTCCTTAGATATTATATCATTGTGGTCATACATCTCCTTACTCCAAGGCTTGGTAATTTCTATACCATACTTAACCTCTCTTACTTTATTTGCTCTCATAATGTTGTTTTTAATAGTTTGATTTACGATTGTGTTTATATATGATACTCAATTCCTTTGTATCATAATACGCCGGTAAGTATCTCCACCCAGTTTCTCTATATTTCTTTAGAGAATCATCTTCTTTGGCAATGTATGCCAACTTACCATCATAATACACAAAGATAGCACCTGTGAATCTATTTTGTATAATGGTAGTGTATGATGATGACATTGCTGCTCCACCCATACCACCCCAACCACATGATGTGCTACCCCAACTTTGTTTTACTATATAAATGTTTATATCCTTCCAATACGAAAACGATTGGTCATCCATATATTTACCACCTCTACTCTTTTGTATAAACAAATCCATATACTCTTTACAACTATCTTTATAGTTTGCCTCACCGGATTGTGATAACCAATTGATAACCTTTTCATAGTTAACCACCGATTGCATCACCTCACACATTTCACTCATTCCTAGCTCTGCTCTCATATCTTACTCATTTATTTCAATTAAATTAACATCATGCAAGTTTGTCGTAACCCATACATCTAATTCCTCAAATGTATCGAAGTATAAACGAACATCATCTCTCCATCCACTAGCGAATGTTATTTTTACCATTGGTCTACGATATAATTCATCACCTCTTACTATGTATTCATCCATCTCATCCGAATCAATAAAGTAATAATCACTTTTACCCGGTATAGCCCAACCAGCCACAGTATGTGATAAAACTATATTAGTGAATGGTAGTTTAACAATCTTTTCCGGATAAAATTTATACTTTTCTTTTAAAGTTTCTTTGAATAAAGTTACTGAAATTATCTGGTCTTTGTTTATCTGTTTATTACTCATCTTATCCTACTTTAGTGTAAATTGTTTCTCCGTTACTGAATCTGGCAGCAACTCCAAGTGGTTCTGAATATTGTGAGTAGATATTTTCGATAAATTCAACATATCCTTCACATATTGCAGTTACTAATGTATCATCAGCGTATTCATCATCTTGATATCCATTAACATACAAGCTAACGTGCCAATCTAAATTACAACCTTCATAGTAACCACTACGAATAACAGGTGTAACATATATTTCAACCTCATCATCGCCGATGGTTACTGAATTACTAAATGAACCTAATGATTTTGATGAATATGACCTCAATTCGTTTGGGTCAGTTTTGCCATAATCCGAAAAATCCGAATGATTGTTGAATTCCGATTCTAAGTTAGAAACTAAATCTTCATAATCGAATTCGTTTTCTAATTCAACTGCGAAAATGTGTGTAGCGTTTACGTTGTGAAAATTTGATGTAGCCATAATTTTAAGTTTTAAGTTTTAAGTTTTATTTGTTTATTAGTAGAACAATCCGTTCCACACTAACCAAGATGGTTGTTTTTTAATTCCAGCCTTTGGATTTTTATTGCCAGATTTATATTGGGATGGCATCTCCATCGTATAACACACATTCCCGCATCTACTAACCGAAACCAACATACTACTATTTGTAGATGAATGATTATCGGAAAATACTTTACCAACTGCTGATTTTAATTCGTTTATCTTACTCATATTTTTAGGTTTTAAGGTTAATCTCTCTCTCAATCTTATATTCAAATATACAACATTTTGAGCCAAATGTCAAGGACTTTAACATTTATTTAACATTAAAGTTCCTCAATAATTCCCAATATTTCAGCTACTATAAAGAAAGCTCCTGATGGAGTTAATAACCCGTTACATAATGCGATACCTGCAATAATTCGTAGTATTGATTTAACGATACTAATTCGAAAATGCCAATTTGTTTTTGATTCTTTTACTTGCATATTATTTGATTTTTTATATTGTGATTTAATAGTTAACAACTGAACGTTTACAACTGCCGGTTCTCATAGTGAACCAATTCCAATTCTCATCGGAAACGAACCTATTCCAATTAGGACCTGTAACCATACAACGTTTAGATGAATCATAGTAACAAACGTATATCTCTTTTAAACATCTACGAACCGATGAATAATACGAAGATGGGTTACAATTTTTAGGATTATCACCTAACATCTTCACCATTAACTCCGTCCAAGTGGGAGCTGGATTATTACTCATTTCATATACTAACAAATCATATACCCTAATAAGGTATTGTTTGTTTAAGGAATCATACCCAATTTTAGATTCAAACAAATCATAATCGAAGTTTACTTTACTCATATCTCTTATCTTTTTTATTATACTACAATATACAACTTTTTGCCGATGCTGCCAAATATTTTAGTAGTTATTTTCAAAAAAAGCATAAGTCATTGATTACCAATAAGTTATAAACCTATGATAATCAATGAGTTATGATATTATAAAAAATCTATATATTAATCAACTAATTCGATACGAATTGTCCCATCGGGGTTAAACCATCCCTTAATTCGATAAGGATTTTTATCTGCATTGGAGGCCGATTCTAAATACCCAGTAAGGTGGGGTTTATCTCCATATTCGGCATTTTCTTTTAGGGTTCTGAATTCAATAGTTTGAGTAATTAATGCTTTATCTGCATTCGGCATAACATTACCAAACACACCATAATCATTACTCATCGATTCACGTTGCATATTCATACTACTGAACCCACTAATTCGTAAGTGACCTGCGGCAAGTAATCTACCCAATTTTCTATCCCAAGCTTCTTGGCTGATTCCTTCTTTCTTTGGTTTTGAGAATTTACGTTTATCTCTTAGTTCTTGTACCTGTGTTTTACTATACCTTCTTGCCATCTTACTACTTATTTAAAAATCCTATTACTTTATCTTTAATTCCACATTGCTTTATCCCCTCATTACTTCTAGCCGTTAATACAAAGTTATCAAGTCCATAACCTTGATTGTATTCCGGACTCATATTAAGGTCATCTATTGCAACCCATTGCTCTACGTTGGGATTCAATTCCAAATATTGTTGTATTTCCAATATTCTTTTTTTACTATACCACCCTTTCCAACTGAATAGTCCATCTGTGGTTTTATCAAAATCACCTAAGTTTGGTGTGAATGCAATTGGTCTTTTACTAATACCTTGCTCAATGTAGTAATCACCCAACTCTTCTAATGTAGCGTGTAGTTTCCAATCTGAACTAACAACTATTTCAGCTCCAGTTTCATCGAGTATCTCATTCAATATCTTAATAGCCTTTACATCGAAATTATCCAATCTTACATTAACAGGTGCTTCTTTTAGAATTGATGATGATTCGGGATTTTCTGAACGATATTTACTCCACTTCTTACCTCTACTTCCCCAATTGTTGGAGAGGCAAATTACACCATCGTTATCTAAAAATATTGCCTTCATTGTTATAAGTTTTGTATTCTTTCTAAAATCTCCGTAACTTCATTTTCATTCAGATGACCTATTACATCATCTGTAATATCAGTATTATATGCTATCTCACCATCTTCCGAAAGAACTGCTAATTCATATAATCCATTAGAACCACCATAGCTGTAAGGTCCTTTGATTACACTCACACCATATCCGTTATCAAAATATGTTCTAGCAGCTATTCCCATCCCATCTGGCAATTGTCTGAACGTTAAATCATTAAATGTTTTCATTTGTTTTAGATTTTATATTATTGAAGATAGTAGGGGAATCGAACCCCTACTCGTTCCAAACTATCTTATTTCATTCCTTTATATAATTGTGGTGCAGTTCCGTAAACAGGTAACTTACCATCCCATTTGTTAATCCATTCTAATTGTAATAACATAGGTGTAATTGTTCTTTGTTTCAAACTATTTGCTTCTGCTTCTGCTTTAGCTGCTGTTAACATCGCCTGAGCGTTACCATTTGCGGTTGCTACTTTAATCTTCGCCTGTGCTTCAGCCGTTTTAACTTCGTTCTCAGCTCTTAATGCTGCCTGAACTGCGTTGTTCTTAGCTTCAATTGATTTCTTAAATGTTTCAGGGTAAATCAAATTAGATGTGAACTGATTGATTACAAATCCCTCCTTTAATAATTGACCATCTAATAATCTACGAACTTCAATTTCAAATACTGCTCTATTACTAATCAATTCATCAGCCGTATATTTGTTAGTTGCCAATCTGAATGCATCATACACTGCGGTTTTTAAGAATCCCTCTTCGATATCTTCCAAAGGTCTACGATACTTACTAAAGATTGCAGGAACTTTATCTCTCTGAACCGAATAATTCATAATAGGTGATACTGAAAATTCAGAACCATCTTTACTATTTACTACGAATGAATTCTCATTTTTGTATTCTTTATGCTGAATGAATGTAGGGAACTCATAAACTGTGGTTGTAAATGGATTATAGAATACCATTCCGGTAACTGCTACAACATCATCTACGCCTTTGTTATCACCATACTGATTAACTTTTACACCCACATGCCCTGCATCAATTCGTTCGCAAGAGTTAAATACGAATGTTGATACTAATAAAAATGCTACTACGCTTAAAATAATTCTCATAATTGTTTTTGTTTGTTTTGTTTTTTCTAATTTATTTTGTTCAATTTGCTCATCCGATAATCGGTTTCCCCATCTATCGTAACTATCACTATACATTCCCATAGGTTATTGGTTTTTGGATTTAGGATTATGCGGAGGTAACGGAAATCCATCTTTTTTTATTTTCTTAGTGTATTTACGTTTTGTCTTTGGTTTTGGAATATAATCCAATTCCGTTTCACCAAATTCTTTTTGAGCTTCCTCTTTTGAAATTGGTTTAAATAATGCATCAACGTAAACATACGCTGCTAATCCTTCAATAAATCCCAATATACCTCCGAATATATTTATAATCGTATTCGATGCTGTGAGTGCTGGTGCAACTACAAATGTAAATACTAATAGGATTGAACCCAATACCAAAAATGGTGTGATTATTCTTTTAATTCGTTTTATCATAATATGATTTTTTTAGTTATATTTAAAATTGTTTGTTCATCTTCTTTGGATAATCTCCATTTGTTGTTGAATAGTTTGTGAACTTGCTCATTCCAATCATCATCTACACTTTTATCACTATCATCCTTTTTAGCTATAAAACCATCTTCATATAGTTCATCTACCAATTGTTGCTTTTCTCTATCAGACATGCTCCATAAGATGTCCTCAATTTCAATATCAATACTTGCCATAATTTATAATTTATTTTTGATTGTTAAATCCAGTTATCTGCATTCTGGGTTCGAAGTTAACGAATTGTTTTACTTCATCTTCTCTATTGTGGATTATAGCTGCTGTCATGTGCAACAATTCCAAATCCCACTCATCGGCTACCCATCTTTTAAATAATTTGGTTAGAATCTTTGATTCGATTTTTTGTAATAATTTTTGTATCATAGTTAATAAGTTTTAGATTACCAACTTGCGTAATACTCAAATTCATCAGCCCCATCATCTTCTAAGATTTCAGTCAAATACTTAATTGTATTGGCAACATCTTTGAAATACCACTCATCGTATTCTGTTCCCCCGAAGAAGAACCCACTTGCTGATGGTAATAAGGTAGGTGCTAATGAATTATCTTCAATAACTTTGTTACACACATCTAACAATTCTTCCAACTTTTCTCTACTAACAAACGAATTCTGGCAGTTATCAATCCCATCCTGCACATTTTGAACAAACCAATTGTGAATTTGATTTGCTTTTCTCCAATAGGCAACTTCCTCAACGATGTATCTAATACGTTCTGGTTTGATTGTTTTATCAATCTCACCACCGGTTTTTACCTCTACTTCTGTTCGGTATTCAGGCTTTACCCATTCACCTTGTCTAACATAATTCTTCTTGTACAAATAACTGTCTAATCCCATAATTTTAAATTTTAAAGTTTAAGTTTCTTAATTTTTATACTGCAATATACGAAATTCTATCGATATTGCCAAATATTTGAGTGGTTTTTTTTAAAAAAGAAAGGAGGAAATTTCTTCCTCCCTCTCAATCAACTATTAAACTATTACTACCACACAATAGTATCTTCGGTCACATCATCTTTTGCTTCGTTAAAAAGTTTAGATTCTGCTTCATCATTTTTAATATACTTTTGAACCAACTGCTTCATAAATACTCTCTCTGAATCCAATCCTCCATCATTAGAGAAGTAAGGTAAGATAGCGATATCAGCTGCTTCTAACAATGTAAATCCATCGTAAATCAAACCGGCTGCTTCTACGTTAGTACGAGTAGATACCGTAGTTGATACCTTGCTGGCATCAGTCTTAATCAACTCACGAGTAGTTGAAGCGATTTCAGCCAAAGCGTTTAATGAATACTCATCAGCTTCTGGATAGATAAGTTTCAACAAATCAAACTCTGATTGTTTATCTAACAAATCCATCTCAATAGTTACAAATCTGTCCATCATAGCACGGTCCATAATACGAGTTGATGTATATTCATTACCGATGTTAGCCGTAGCGATGAAAGTAACTCCACTTGCTACACTTACAATTGGAGAACCCTCAGCCTCATCCAAACGTAAGTAACGTTGCCCCTGGTCTAACACAGTCATTAAGATATTCCATGCTTCTGGGTGAGCTCTACTCAACTCATCTAATAAGATGATAGCGTTAGGAGTTTTGATTGCTTTAACGAATGCTGATTCACTAAAGAAAGTTCCTTTATCTTTATCGAAGTGAGTGTTACCGATTAAGGTTGCTCTCGGGTCTTGCGTTGCTCCTAAGTTGAAGTAGAAATCAGGTCGGTTAAGTGATTTAACCAATGATTGAGCCGCCAATGTTTTACCACAACCAGTTGGTCCACACATCATAATGTTTTTACCACGAACTGCTGAACGAAGTAAATACTTCCACTTCAATGGTTCGATGAACAATCCTTTAGGTTTCAACTCCTGTCCGTTTTGGTGGATGAAATCTTTAAGAGCCTCATGTGTATCAAATGATTCGGTAACAGAATCAGCGGTGTTTTCGGAAGTTGGTTGAGCCAATGTTTTGAACTCATCCATCTCCACTAATTTGTAGGTTAATGCCCCACTTTTACCAACGTAACCTCTAATTGCTTTACCTTCAGCTTCTGCTGTTTTCATACGAGCTTTAGTAACTCCGGCTACTTTGGCGTAAGTTTTATCATCCGTAGTTAACATAGCGAATGAACGGCCAATCTTAATAACTTTGTAAATTTCATTTGTGAAACCTACGTTTAAATCTTTTTTTGTTTTGGTAGTACTCATAATAGTATCTGTTTTAAAGTTTAATATGTCTCTTAATTTTATTCTGCAATATACGAATTAATTTCCAATTGCACAAGCTTTTTGTGAATTATTTTTATAAAATTTATTCATTTCCTTTTCAGCCTGATTCAATAGTTTTTGTGATTCTTTCTTATTCCCTTTGAATAATAACTCCATCGCTTTGATGGTCAATTGTCTGTGTTTTGGTAGTTTGTTCATCTCTTATCTTTTATTACTTCGTAAAGATAGTAAATATTGTCCGTATTGCCAAATATTTTAGCAAATTTTAACAAAATTTTAACAAAAAAGTCGTAAGTAATTGATATAGAAAGAGTTATGAAAAGGGAGGGTTTTCCCTCCCAATCCATAGGGCTTTCCGAGCCTAAGATTTTCTTAAAAACATCTCATTCATTGTTTTGGCAACTTCGAACATATTCTCCACGTTAACACTTTTTGCATCACGTCCGTAACATTGTTCGAATAATCTCCAAGCAGATGTGTTTTTTACATCAGTATATTCACTAATAAAATATGATAATACATTAATACCAGCCGATTGCATCTTCTTAATTTGCTTATTAGTATGTTTAGCGGCGGCAGGACCTGTATATTGAATACCATCTCCACCATTACTAATTGAATAACAAGGTTCACCATCGGAGAAGTTCAAGAAGTATGAATCAGAATCATTAGTAGCCGGTATCAATTGCTTCTGAATTGCTTCGAAACACAAACCTTCCGGTGTTGTATTATTTGCTCTTAGGATACCCATATAACGAGCGAACGTTCTAAAGTTACCTTTACGAGAATCATATACAACAGCGATGTAAGGTAAAGAACGAGAACCACTATCGGTAGAACGAATGGATACCTGAACGTTGATGTTACGAGCCATTTCACAAGCCTTAACAATAGCCACAGTCGATGTGATTGCTTTCTTAATCTTAGAACCACTCATTGAACCAGAGTAGTCAATTGAGATATGAAGATTGGCTTTCTTATATTGGTCAACTTCTTTAGTGAAGAAAACGTTCTCGTTATCATATCCAAGCGAAGCAACCATTCTACCATCAATCTTACCTTTAGTAAGGCGAGAGTAAACTGTTTCTCTACTTTCGTTACGAACTTGCAACTTCTTACCTAATATAGTTCCTAATGTGATACCTCTACGAACCTCATCTTCTGCCCACTTTTGTGGTTCACCACTTTTCCAATCTACCGAACTGAATGGAAAATCTTTATCTGAAATCATTTTATCGGTAAGGTTCTTAACTACAATACAATCAACACCTTTGTTGTGTCCGTATCCATCTGGGTTGTAATCATTACCAACACGAACTAATTCAGTATCCGAAGCGGAGATGTTTTCTAACTTCTCAATTTCAGTTTTAGAAACTTGCTTTTTCTTAATCTTACCATCTAAAAACTCTTTTTGCTTTTTGATTTTGTTATCAAGTTGTTTCTTTTGGTTACCTGTCATTGATTGTTTACCTTTAACATCACCCTTAGCCTCACCAGCGGGAGCTTCTGATGAATCTGATTCAGAAGGCGTTCCTTCCACATCACCGGCATCCATATTGATACCACTTCCATTACCATCGCCATCGGATTCTCCATTAGATTCTCCACTACCTTCACCATCTTCACTTTCGGTGGTTTCACCATCCGATTCACCATCGCCTTTATCTTTTTGCTTTTGGCCGCCAGATGCGTCTGGCAATTCAATATGATTTAAGATTTCGGTAACAACATCAATTGAAAGATTAAATGCATCTTCCGTTGATTTCAAACGTTCGATGTTACTTAAATTGATTAATCGATAAATTGCTCTCAAACCTTTTAATTTAGAAAGGTCAGTTTCTTCATTGTGAAGGTTGATGATTCTAAACATATAAGAATCGATAGTTTCATCGGTATATTCATCCGAAGCGATTCCCTTAGTAATCATCTTATCATTAAAGTAATGGTCATACATCGATGAATAGTAATCTCTATAACCAGGTGCCGAATTGTAGATGTATTGGTCAATACGTCTGTCCTCAATCCAGTTGGTTAATTGTCCAACTAATGTTTCAATCTCTTTATTGATGGTGATTTTTGAACCAATCTTACCTGATTTCAAAAACATCTCAGCGAATCCAGCTTTGTATTTTAAACCATCAATTTTTTGTAAAATAGCGTTATCAATATAGTCATCACTATATGGGATTGGATATCCATTCTCAATTGCTTCTTTGTTTTGAATAGCCGCATTACTTCTAAGATATCGAATGGTATCGGTAATACTACTCATTTCAGATAACAAACTAAAATCGGATAACACAATGTGTGAACCCTCATGCAATGCTAAACCAACGGAAACATCAAAGTTATCATCCACATCAGCGGAAAGGATAACTCTCTTACCATCAGTCATTGAATCTGATTTGGTAGCGAATGTAACCGGAATACTTTTTTGTGTAACAATTTGAACGAAATTGGAGATAGCTCTCCTCGTTGCTGATAACTTATACAAGTCATTTGTTTTCTTAAATGCCGATAACTTATCTTCATCTAAATCACTATACTTGTCTAAGTAATCGTATGATGTATTATACTCATCATACCAATATGAACTAGCGGATTTCTTTTGAACACCACCACTTTTTAATCTGTTGTACCAACTCATAGCTCGGAAATTTATTTGTTGTTATTAATTATTTATTCTGCAATATACGAAATATAATCGGAAAAGTCAAGTCTTTTTTCAATTATTTTGTTAAAAGTTATTAACAATTTAGTATTGGGTAAACCCAGTTAGGATAGGATATCCTTTAACTATCGTAACAATTGCTTGTATTTTAGGGTTTTGAACCTCATCTAATTCCTTATACAAATACCCATCAAAGAGTCCATATAACATATTAGTCAAATTAAAATCTTCTTGTTCTGAAATTATATTTAGAATTTCTTCTCTCACTTCGCCATTCATATTGGCATGTCTATCGAATCTTGTGTAACTCATTCTTAATGTGTTTAGGTTTTCTACTATATTTTTTTTTGTTCTTATAGATATTTGGACGAGTAGCCATTCTGATTTCAGCCATACTCAATACCACTTTCTCTAATTTAATCTTTTCCATATTATGTAGATTAAACGGCTTCTAACCATTGGTTATAAATGTAATCGTAATCGTGTCCAGTTATCTCTGAAAATTTTTCAAAAACTCTTTCTCTGATGATACTATCACCAACACCAATATATTCGTAAACACAATTACCACGAATCGCTGCCCACAAACCAGCGAAAGTAGCTTCTGAATTAATCTCAACACCCAACTCATCGGTTGGGTAATTCTCTAAGTAAAATTCTCTAATAGTCATATCTCTCATTTTTTATTACATAGTAAATATACGAAATAGTGCCCATATTGCCAAATATTTTAGCAAGTTTTAGCAAATTTTAACATATATTTAACATATATTTTTTAATGTAATATGTAGATATTAGGCATAAAAAAAGGGATAAAATCTATCCCTTTGAGTATCAATTAGTTAGCAAATTCACCATCCAGCCGTATCCACCTACCCCATATTCCTTATTTGCCTCACCGGTTATCTTTATAACTAAATTTCGATTATGGTTAAGTTTACGTTGGGTTTCAATACTATTGTAATAATCCACATTCATATTGTCAAAAAACTCATCATCCGAATTAAAGAATGTTTCAAATCCCAATTCTTTTAATTTGGTTATCAACTTACAATGCTTTGGCATGGTATGTATAACGTTCATATAAAACATTGGAAATATTGTTTTTGTGAATATAGATGCGAAATTGTATCTTGGATTATCCATATTATCCGTAAATGCGTAGCATGCTTCTATTACGATGTTAAACATACTATCATTGTGCATTTCTATAAGCCGTTCTCTTTGAGCCATTTGTAAAGAACCCACATCGAACTTTTCAGTTTCCGGTATAATTGATAACTCTCTAAGATAATCAAAATCGATATCACCGGCCAACTTAATCTCTTCCTCCGAATACCAATCCCTCATACCCATCAATCCCTCTTTGGATTTATCATTAAACCCATTCACATTGTGGTAGCTTATAATGTTATTACTATTATATAGTAGATTACGTTTATGCAATTCCCATACGATATAATCCTTTCCTAAGTTTCGGTTGAATGCGCAGAATTTTAATAACGTATTTCGTTCACCCACATTTACCTCCATTGCTTTATGGTTGGTATGTTTCAGTAAATCTATACATTTTATAAAATTAACTCCAATAGGTCTATAATGTATTAAATCTGAATTATATTTTTTAGATAAAATATCCTCATATCCAAATGTAAAGGTATCAAATAGGATTAGCTTATTAGTTGCTATGCAATGTTCAATGAATTCATACATATAATCAATACGAATATGTTCTAACGTAGAAAATATAACTATATTATATCCATTCGTTTTTGATATTAGGTCTTGATTGAAATGTTTAATCCCTCCAACCCCATCACCATTATGTAGATATAGTGGTATGCCGGTTTTTCTACCAAATACACATATATCATCTCGGGTGATACCCAATCGTTCACTATAAAATGTTTCATTAAAATTTGAAATCTTCATCAGCTTGAAGTCCTTTTGGGATTTGTGTTTGGGGTTTATTTCCTACCACTGTTATTTTAGTAGTTGGCTGTTGGTTACCACTTTGTAGTAATTCCTTTATCTCCTCCAATAGCTTGATTATAGTTTCAGCGTGCTGGTCTGTCATATTATATTATGCTTTTTAAATACATTTACCGATAACATCTTATCAATTACAGCTAAGTTGTTTGTTTGAATTATCTCATTGGAATCATAACATTCAATCAATGAATCAATAATAGCTTTGTTGGTATATTCCTTTATGAATTTAGAATTTGCGAACCAAAACCCAGCATCATGCAAATCTTTCATGTGCTCCGGTGAAGTTATCATCATCATATTGATATCCAATAATTCCATCCAAGCCCCCTTTAATATCTTCTCCGATGTGAAGTAAGGTAGATTGGGTTGAAAGTTAAAATGTGTTTCCGATGTGATGAAGTAATTACATTCTCTGAAATCAAATGGTGTAGAGAAATGTGGATTCTTTAACCCAATCGATAACTTATACAAAGCCTCTCTTGGATATGAAAAAGATATACTATCTGATTTACTATCAAAGTAATCTATATAATCATATCTCCAATTCCTAATATTTTCTCTATCTTGTTTCCAAGAACTCAATCCATAATATCCAATTTTGTATTTTTTAGGATATGTCACCCTATCCGAATATGTTCTGTCTATATGACAAGAACCTATTAGAAAATTGAAGTAATGGAATGATAGTACCATATCATACACATAATTTGGATGATTTGCCAATTCAGGCATATACGTTGAAGTATATACTTTGATTCCCAAATCCAATACAATCTTCCAATTGTTATTTACATCGAACATCCCCTCGCCATAGTGCCACAATATGAAGTATTTCTTAGAATGGTCTAACTTAGACCAAACTCCCAATACCTCCTCATTTGCTGAATGGAATTGTAATACGTTGGCTAAATCAAGCTCAATGATATCGTACCCATTCGTTTTTAGCTTACTCTCCGATGAATCAAATACAAATGTATGTTCATTGGTTTTAAATGTATAACGAGTGCCTTTGAATGTGGATTCGATTATCTCATCCTTATAAGATTCTTCGGCTAAAAAGTATCCAATTTGGGTTGTAAATTTTATTATCATTCAGTTTCGATAATTAAATATTTTTCAAACCTTTTGGCTTCTTTTGGGTTTACTTCCCTAAAATATTCCAATGTAATCTCATATCTGCCTAATTCGTTTTTTGAATTAAACAATTCGATATCCAATGAATCTATCTTTGCTTTATATTCTTTATCACTAACTCTCAATTTTTCCAATTCTTTATTCTGTCCGTAGATAGTATAAAGTAATGCCAGAACTGTCCCAGCCGTTAATAACGGATTGAAGTATTTTTTCATAGTATTATTGTTTTAATCCCACCAACCTCGCATATCTGCACCATTGTACCATTTATCCCATGCTGTTGATACTTCTTCGGGTTTAAGTGTTTTTTTCAATTTGTTCCAATCTAAATTGGATTGTCCTTTAAATATATTCCACAACTCTCTCCACTCTTTCTCTTCAAGATTACGAGCCGCTTGGAATACTTTTCTATTATGTGCTTTTTCTGCTTTGGTTTCATTCTCAATCAACCTACTTACACCAGCCTCAACTTCTTCAAATTCCCAATCACGTAATACCAATGGGCCTAATTCAAGTTCTACTCTATCAATGTAGTCATCATTCATAATGTGGTCAAGTAATTCAACTGCTCTTTGCATTTTGGCAATCTTCTTATTTCTACTTTCAGGAACCTCATTTCCATTATGCATACCTTTCTCCATAATTTTAATAGAAGTTTGTAATGCCTCCAATGTATAACGATAATCATACCATCTATGATTCCATAACATCTTACGAAATCTATAAATATTTTTAAGGAATGCCGGAATTTTGTATCGGATTACTTCATAAGTTTTATACCACCAACTTTGGTGTCTGATTAGAGTTTTTAAGCTATCTCCGAAGCTATCTGCGAATTGTACTTTCATAATTTTTATTTTTATCGGCTTAAACCGTATGTTCTATTTGCACTCTTACACAATTTTGTGGTAATCTGTGTATGTGTCTGTAATTATTTATATATCCCATCATATTTGCTGAACCAATTGCGTTAGCTGAATGTACCACTACATCTACTACACGTTGCCCATCTAACCATTGATTCACCAACCACTTCACACAATCCATTCCAGTCTTTTCTAAAATGTTATCGTAGTTTAATTCGTAGTTGTGATATACATTCTTATGCCATTCAGCCATAGCGGTATCCCCCAAATCGTGGTCTAATGAAATCAATTCGATATTATCCAACCCAATGTATTGAATTGTAGATACGAATTGGTCATAGTTCCTAACTATTGTCCAACCATCTCCTACTGGAGTTCTTACATCATCTAAATATATTCTTGTCATAACTCTTTATATAAAATCAACTATATCATTTTTTTCAAAATCATAGTCGAATGTTAATGGATAATTATTTACTTCATAACTCAAATCGCAATTACACCCATTAAACGCATATCCCCATCCAGTGTTTCTATATCCGTATGCTTCGTGGATGTGACCTGAAAAATGTAATTTAGGATTAACTTCATTCAATCTAAGATATAATTGCTCACATCCCACATTCAATCCACCATATTGAGTTCTATCACAATAACTATGTATCGGTCCATGTGTAATAACAATATCAGTATCTAATGGGATTCCATTCCATACTTCGTTTATATCATACCCTCTATCTTTGTTGAATGCCCATCCATATCCAAATGATGGTGTGATTGGCGAACCCCATATTTTTAACCCATCAATTGTTATATCTGAATTTTCTAAATAATAAACATTATCATTTAAGCCATTCGTTAATAACTCAATCAACCAATCCGGCTTACCTTCCGCTGGAATATGTTCATTACCTTCGGTATCCCATACAGAACGTTTACCATCGAAGTAATCAATTTTATTCTGCATTAACTTTTCAGAATCAAAAGACATATCGTGGTTACCTGCAATAAAGATTTTGTGAGTGTAGTTATCGATTCCATTAAACCATTTAATAAATGATTCAACTTCTCTTTTTCTACCTAAAGAAGATATATCGCCACTATGGATAAGAATATCACCACCTGCCAACTTACCACTAAGTTGATTGTGTTTGTTGTGGGTGTCCGATATGTGGGTGATTCTCTTCATCATAATTGTAACTTTCATGTCCAACGATTTGGTATGCTTCCATTAAGGAATCCAATGCGATGGATAATTGTTTTTGAACATCCGGCAATTTATCGGATAGTGGGTGATTTAATATATGGTCATCCAATGTACAAGCTAAAACGTGGATTCTATCCATCAATTCCAAATAATGTCCACTATTTATTTTATACTCTTCTTCCATTATATTTTAAATAAAAGGCTGTTGAGGGAGGATTCGAACACTCCACGATGCGATTCAGTAAGTAACACTTTCGGCGGCCGCCTGGTGGTCTACCCCATATTACTTACCTATTTCGTACTCACCACCCCCGAGACAGGAGGGCTTGTCTGCCCGGTCATAACAGAGATGACCTTTTCCAACACTCAACAATTTGCGGAAGGAGTAGGATTCGAACCCACGGTACCTTTCAGTACACCTGATTTCAAGTCAGGCGCGATAGACCAACTCTGCCATCCTTCCAATGTAGTAAATATATATACTACTTTTTAGTTTTAGTATTAGTTAATGAATTGATAATGGCAACTAATCTTTCGATTTCTTTATCTTTATTATCAATTATATCAATAAACGTAGGTTCAATTGAATTAAGTACTTCTATTTTTGCCTCTATCTTAGCTAACTCAATACCTCTTTCTTCTTTAGTTGAATGAAATTCATGCTCATATTCAGCCAATTGTATATGACATTGCTTTTCCATTTCAACAACTTCTTTTAATCGTTTAACCTTATGAGTTTCAATCTCATTATCTACCTGATTATGTTTTTCTCTACGATATAATTCAATTTCTCTATCGATTATACGTTTTTCAATTTCTAAATCTCTCGAATCCTGAGCGTTAGTATCATTTGATTTGTTTCTTCCAAACATAGTGTTAATTTTAAAAATGAGTTTATGGGGAATGATTCCAAATATAAAGGTTATCCAGTTTCAGCGAGGTTTGAATTTATTGATATCACGCGACAAGAGACCCTAATATTTTTGAAGTTTGTTAATTATTCATTATCTTATTCGTTCATCCGCTATTTGGTGTCATAGTTGAATTGTAAGAATAAACTAAATAAATGGTTTCAAACCCCACTCACTCAATATTTTTAGATTTGAGTTGTTGCGTTATGAACATCCAATTCATCTTGCAACTGCTCAATTTTTACATTTAGAATATCCACTCTTTTTTGGATATCTACAATTGATAATTCTACCTCTTTTACTGAAACAACACTTCCATATCGGGAGTCTTGCTTTCCTTCATCCGTTGGAACTTTCTTTAATTCCTTTACCAAACCTTTCAATTCAGCCAATGCGAAGATTTTATCATACACCGGTTGGTTTGCTCTATGCAATTCGGCTTTCAATTGAACCAACTCATTTGTCAATTCGGTAACCTTATCCAATGTTTCTGCCATTGAATATCTACGAGGATTTCCTTCTTCTATTGAATTATACTTTTTCAAAATCTCATATTGAGCTTTTAAATCTGCAACCAATTTGTTTTTTGCCTTTAAGGCCTGTTTAACGTTCATATATTTAAGTTTTATCGTTTTGTTATACAAATATACAATTAATATTTCAATTTTCCAAATTTATTTTCATAATATATCACATTTTTTTAAAGCGTATGATAGAGCCAATCCTTCACCATTATCCAATCCCTTATATTTTGTTTGCTCCGAACACATTTTTCGAAATATTGGCTGTATTTCTCGTAAAAGGCGTAACATAGATTTTGTATTAATATCCTTACCAAAAAATAATTCAGTTTCTCGTATGGCAGGTAATCGTTTGTAGTCTATTCCTACACTATTACAATAATCTATAAATGGATTAAAATAATTGGTATATTTAAAATAATCTTCAAAGTAATCACCATAAGGCCAATGTGATTTAAAATAAAATTGAGTATCTGTGTTAAAGTTAAAATCAACTTCATCTATTTTATTTATATCAATATAGAATACATCATCTTTAAATTTCTCAACCATTTGTAAACTGAAATACAACTTGTCGAAATATGAAAATCTATTGTTTGGATATTTTTCACAATAAAATACATCATCGATAATAACATCAGTTAATAGGCAAACTTTGTAGTTTGATAATTTGCGTAATACCTCATTAATCTTATCGGAATACCCATATCCTACGGCAACCAATGCTATTATCATAATCCTTTTTAATATCTTTGGTAAGTTTCTTCTTTTGTTATTTCCTCACCACTCCATTCTACCAATGGACACATCTTCTTATATCCAGCAACTATCATCCATCCTATCATTTTGGTAACAGACCACTTCAATGGATTAATCCAATTGAAAAATCTAACAATCCAATCTGCCAGATAGTGTCCGAATTTCTCAATAGCCCAAACTAGTCCCAATACGAATCCAACCATACTAACAACTAATATCATTGCTACTGCTAATTCGATAAGTTTAGATGTAGTTATCACCGTATATAATCCAAAAATAAGACCGATGGCTCCTCCTATGAATAATAGATACAAAAATCCTTTACCAACTATCTTACCGATTTTATCCATACGGTCTTGTTTAATTTTATCCAACTTTCTTCTCTCATTCCATTCAGCCAACCATTCCTCATGCGATTGAGGTGGTTTAACCACTTCTTTTGGCTTTGGAATAAAACTACCAATCCACTTACTTGCTTTTTCTAATCCTCGCCCTGCTGATAAGAATGGTGTAACTAAACACAATCCAACGATTGTCCAAAAGTATGGACAAAGTGATGCCGGTGCTTTTGTGTATGGCAATTCTTTTTTAAATAATCTGTAATGCCAACTTTCTCTGTTTAATGTAACTTTCATTGTTTTATATTTTATAATTAATCTTCATCTTCAATTTCATCGGCAAATAGTTCATACTGAACTTCATCCGGTATATGTGAATACCCATATACATCTAAATTGTAATCATTTGCCCAATCTTCTTTAGCCATTGCCTTTGCTTCTTCTTCTGAATTAGCTTCATAAATGTTATCAACATAGATTATGATTTTGCCTGTAACACTATATTCCATATTCTAATATTTTAGTTCTTAATGCGAATAATGCTTTATTGAAATCTTCAAATAATGGGATGTTATATCGAGTACATACTACTCCAACATTTCCTTTTCTCCAAAACTCATCCGGACAACATACAATCATCTTTCTGTCATTGGCATGCAATCCTAATTCTAATAAGGATATTGGTGATTTAGTTTCAGGTGAGAAGTTCATAAATATGATACCACAATTTTCCATTGCGTTCATCTCCCAATTCACTTGCTCATTGAATTGAACACTATCATGCGACCAACTACTATCCCAATCATCTCTACGAGGATTAAAGAATGTTACATCTACATCTTTAAATTCATTTTCTACTCTCTTCTGCCATTCTTCAGCTGCTCCCATTTCAATAGAGCCTGCTAAAAAGATACCAACATTGAACTTTTGAGTATCGGTACTTCCTGGTTTAATTATTTGTGCCATACTATTTTAATCTTTCTTTAATTTCAGTTAAGGTCGTTTGATTGTAGAATGTACCATCTTTATAGATTGTTTGTAAAAACCCTCTACCTTCACCCTCCCAAGTTACTTTATCAAATAACACATATTCACCATCGGTATTTTTATCAACCCACAACAAGCCTGTTGCTGATTTCTTAGTTCCATCATCAGTAATAGGGTCTTTGAAGATTTCTCTACCAACACCATCTACTTCAACATAAGTTGCTTTCATTGCGAATCCAAAAGTATCACGAGTGTTATACTGATATGTGAATGAACCAATGCCCAATACAACGTTTGTAGATGCGAACCCTTTTGCTTCTAACCGAGCGCAGATTTCATTCGCCCGTCCAATTGTGATTGAATCACCATAAATGGCTCCAATGTGAGAGTCTAAAACTTTGTAACCTTGCTCATTGATTGTTCCACCAAATACATCCCAAAGTAATTCAATAACACCTTTATATTGATTAGGAGTAACTACCTTTCCTTCATTGTATTCTAACTCCCCATAAAAATCTACTAAATAATTTCCATTTTCATCTTGTAGTTCCTTATAATCGGTTCTATTCCAAGAATGACCTCTATCACCACATAAAATATCAATTGGGTCACCACTATCAGGTCTGATTACCAATTTACCATCTCTTGCTAAGATTTCTTCTTTAAGAGTAACGATATGCTCGGTACATACCTTCCATAAATCCCACGTATCACTTACAACTGATAAAATACCTTTTGGATAAGTTTCTAATAATCTACGGAATGTCCCAACCTCATCATCTTTACTTCCTGCACACATTACACTATGTTCGGTTGCGTTTACTGAACCTCCAACGAATCCTTCTTCACCATAGAACTTTCTTGCTCCGTAAATAGCAGGTAAACTATCAGTTCCACTAAATGATGTTAAGTGTCCTAATCCACTAGCGATTGTAGCTTCAACTGAATCCATACCTCTCATTGAGAAGTCATGTCCTTGCCAATCAACAAACCAACCCTTTTCAGCATCGGTCTTTTCTTGCCACTTAGTTAATACCTTACGATAGGTATGTGCAATGGTAGCAGATGTCATTGGTTTCCATAGTAAATTGGAAATGATTGTTTCTAAGTAGTTTGTTACCCAATAGAACTCTGGCAATGTATTGTAGATTGTTAATACAGGTACTTTCATTGGAACTAATGTACCTTCTTCAATTGCTTTTACATTGATAGGTAAATAACCTAAATCATGCAATTGTTCAAAATGAGTAACATCATAATCAGTTCCTAAATATAATGATAATTCACGTTTCATTTCTCCACAAACTTCATCTTTTGGTTTAGAGAAAAACTCCTTCTCAAATGCTTCGTGGATTTGTTTCATAATCATTTGTTGTCCAAATGATACTACGTTATCACACCCAGTTGGTGCGTATTTGTTACTTCTCGGTGTGAAGTTAGAATATACTAATGTAGTTCCTTGCGGGTATTGTTGGTGGTGACCTGTTTTGTAACCATCTGTCAGTAATAGTGGATTCATAATTTATCTTTTTAATTATATTCAAATATACGAAATTTATACGGGATTTCCTAATCTATCGGTGGGTTTTTTATACATTGTTACAACCATTCGTAAATCATCATAAACCTGCTTCAACCCAGCTCTATCATCCAATAGTGCTGAAAAGAATGGTTTACGGGATTCCCAACCCAAATCGATACCATCCGTATTGATACCATCGCAAGGGATACCATTATCCTTCAAATACTTTTCAACAAATTCCAAATCCTTTTGGGCTGTCCAACAAATCAACTTACAATTCATCTCCTTCAAATCTCGCAGTAATTCAACTACATAATCATAGGTTGCCCCAGTTTGATGGTAATCATATACCGTACCATCGAAATCATATCCAATGGTAAGTGAACCATATTTTCTATACTCATCCATCAATCTTCGTAAAGATTTGCCGGTTTCTAAATATTCATCAGTACGTGTCATATTAAAATACATTTAATTGTTTTGTATTGGTTTTAACTCCATATTCATCATCTGCTACATCTCTGTAACTATTGGTACAATAGATACCATCGAAGTATCTGTTTAACTCCTCAAATCCGGCACTAAAGATACCATGTGTAACGATTAAATAAACTGAAGCGGTTGCTCTACTATCTTTGATTGCCTTAGCAAGTTCAATGAATGTTCTACCACCATCACAAATATCATCTATGATTACATATTTCAATTTATTATGCTGGTCCAAAGTTGGGATTTCCGTTCTAAGAATTTTACCCGTTTTCATATCTCTAACTTTTGTAGCGGTTATGATTTTCTCAATACCAAACTCCTTAGCTACATCGAATATTTTCTTATATGCTCCTGCATCAGGTGATACCAATACCACATCTTCTTCCTCACCATCTTTAATCAAATAAGAAAGTGCATCATCAACTAATTCAAAGTTATTTTTTTTAGTGTAGTTGTTCAAACATGCTTCCAATACATCCGAATGAGGGTCTAAGACAGTAACATCTTTAAAGTTCTGTGAATTTATAATCGGGCAGATAACTTGCTTTAAATAGTTAACTCCGCCTCTTAGGAATTGTCTATCAGAACGAGAACCTAAGAAATAAGGAACTGCTAATGATATATTGGTAATACCCAAGTTTAACAATGCCTGATTAGCACATATAATCAATTCTAAATCTTTAAAATTGTTCAATCTACTTATAATTGTAATGGGTGATTTGTAATCCACAATGGTATTAATATCAATATCAATAGTCTGTTGACCATCTGGAAATTGAGAAATACGAAATTTTGGATTACTCTTATCGGGGTTAACTAAGTTTAAATAGCTCATTATCTTATAACTTTTAATTTATTAATATACTCAAATATACGAAATATAAGTGAGATAGCCAAATATTTTAACAAAAAAAGAGCAACTATTTTAGTTGCTCTTTCAATTTAGTGAGAATCGCCTACATTGTGTTTCTCTCCGTAGATTAAATAATCAGGGTTGATTACTTTAGCTACTTTTTGTCTTTCACCTGTATAGTATTTGATTACAATTCCTTCCTCTGGCACTTTAGAACCTTTGATGAAGTTGTTGAATACAAAACTATCTTGTACATCTTGCGACCATTTGCCAAAATACAATATTGGAACGTATGGTAAATCTAAAAATTCAAATGTGCTATTAGCATTCATTGGTGTCATATATTTACCATCAACCGTAATATCGAATCCAGCAAAATCAATAGTATCTAATCCATACTCATAGTTCTTTTGAACCCCTTTACCATAGATTTCACCATAGATTACAAACCCACTACCAATTTCTTCTGGACTATATGTAGCCCTTACGATTTGCCATAACTTACGTTTGATATCTAAATCATTCGCAATGTTATACCAAACGTTTGTATCATAGAAACCTTGTGAGTCTGAACCTTTCTCCACATTGTGAGAACCAACCACATATTCGTAGTCAATCCAACCGTCGGCCAATCCAAAGAATTTCTTAACTTTATCAAAGAATGATAATTTGGTTTTTTTACAAATACCATATCTTGCATTAGTTCCGTGAATCTTACGAGTGATTTCCACAAAGTCGTCTTCGGTAAACATTCCAGCTACGTTTTTCAAATTCGGAAATTTGTAGTAGATATGGAAGTTTGGATTATCTTTGTATTTAATCTTTCTACCACTTGCCAATTGAATTTGTTTAACAGGTGGTTCAAATTTACTAACACCAAAGATATCCATACAATCGCTACCTTCTTTCAAATCCCAATCTCCCATAGTAGTTCTACCATGTAAGTATTTATGTGGAATGATTAAACATTCTGAATATACACCTCTTAACTTTACAGTCCTAACTCTATTACCTTTACGAAGATAGCTTGTTACACCCATCTCTTCCGATAAGCCTTCCGGAATTACAGCATCGGTGGTTGCGATGATTACATTATCACCTACGATTTGTTCACCTTTTTTGCTAATACAATTCCACCCACCTGCTACGATTAACTCAATGTTATCTGCTCCTGGGATTTCTCTTACTTCGTTTACTTTTGCAACGAAACAAACTGAATTTTGATTTTCCATTTCTTATATCTTTATTTTAAGAACCATTCAAATGATTGCTTGATTATTGATAAATTAACTTCTTGACAGATTACCCATTTTATCCAAGCCAATGGCCAAAATAAGAAATCTATAAATGCCCAAAAACCACTTTGGTTAATGGTATATCCGATTATAGCTGTTGGTAATGCGAATATAATGTTTGGTAATGATACCGGTCTGATTGAAATTGTTCTTTTTGCCATCTTATTTAATTTTTTCAAATGTAGGTTTTAACCACAATATGTTGTTTTTGAATATATAATCTCTTAATTTTGGATTCTGATTAAGTATCTCTAATGTTTTCAATGTATCATGTTTGAAACACTTTAATAACTCTTCTCTGATTCTCTCAATTGATACCACTCCCATCTTACCTTCGTAGTCAAAGTTGTATATGAAGTAATCTAAGTATGATAATCTAAATCCCTTCGTGATAGAGAACCTAATTGCTCTTATAATACGAAGTGGGTCATCTTCAAATGTTACTTTGGGTGCCAATGGTGTTATCAATATCATACGTTCTAAATCCATTTGACCATTAAACAAATCAATTAGATTACCATCTTCATCTTCCGCCATAGCGTTGACTGTAAAATCTCTACGAATCAAATCATCTTCCAATGTTCCCAATTCTAAGATTGGTCTACGAGTCCCTTCCACATACCCAACTTCCTTTCTTGCCATTACAAAATCGGCAACCATTCCAGCGTATTTATGTTCTTTGGGAAATTTAGCACGGATAGTAAAACAATCAGGTGTAGAAAGGAATATTTCAAATTCATTATGTTCCAACCATTTGGTCATAATATCAAATCCTTCCTCCACTGTCCTATCTAAGTTGTCCAAAACAAATGTGAAGTCAATATCATTTGTATCAACCCCTAACAATCTATCTCTAACACAACCTCCTACTTTAAATATCTTTGGCATAATCTCTCATTTTTTATTACATAGTAAAGATACAAAATTAGATTGATATTGCCAAATATTTTAACATTTATTTAACTATAACATCAATTGAAATCTATCTCTCATTTGTTTTAATTTATCATCCGGCACTCCATGCTCATTTACTCCCCCATGTCTATTTTCTACTACTAATGAATATACTCTGTATCCATGTTCTTTAGCTAATTCAAAGTAATAATCCATTTCCCAAGTCTGAGTAAATGTATTTGATACTACTATCTTTTCAGTGTTATTTGTCATCCAAACTCTTACTGCATTTTGACACCAAGCGTGAGCTTCTTTTAATTTAGAAGCATCAAATTTATATTCACCTTTGTCTATAAAATACTTATCGGCCTCCATGTGTGAACCTCCTAATGACTTTGCCAATGTTGATTTACCACTTCCCGGCAATCCTCTTAATAAGAATAATTCTTTCATAACTTATAATTTTGTTTTAAATAAATCAATAGCTTTTTGCTTATCTTCTTCGGATGCGTTTTCCAATATAGATAGGATTATAAAATCCATATCAGTATCATCAAATTTTTCAATAGTAGTAGTATATGTTTCAACATCTACTCCCAATTCTTCTGCTAACATTTGGTCAAACAAATCAAATATACCTGCCATAATTTACTTTTTATAGTTTTCTACAATTGTATGATGGTCTTTATCTAAGAATCCATCGATAGGTTGTTTATCCAATATCTTCAATACTTCACTCATACTGATTGGAAATAATCCGTTACCATCAACTCCAACATCCATCACTTTACCTCTACCAACTCTTCTGCTAGGCGGTAAGTGAACGTGTCCATGTAAGTGAGGAACTCCTTTACCCAACCCATCCCAACTTGCAATTGGAAAGTGCATTAGAACAAAATGTGCTCCAACATGCTTACCACTTCCATCAGGCCATTTGATACTCAAATCTAAGTATTGGTTAACCGAACTGAATAAATCAGCTACACCATCTTTGTTTTTGGCAATGTGATGGTCGTGGTTACCTAATATCAAATGTATGTTTTGGCAAACAATTCTGTTTCTGAAATCAGCGATTGAATCAAATCCACCAAAACTCCAATCACCTAAGTGAATTAGGATATCATCATATCCAACAAGTGAGTTGATATTGTTAACCAATACGGAGTTCATTTCACCCAATGTATCGAAATCTCTGAAATGGTTATCACCACTTCTATCCCATTGAGTTGTTCCTTTACAAATGTTAGCATGGTTGTAGTGGGTATCACTTGTGAACCATACTTTTTGTCCTTTGTTTAATAATATTTTCATAATCTATATTTTTTTTTATCTGTCAGCTAATCTTTTGAAAACTGCTGCGATTTCTGGTTTTTCTAATTTCTTTTTTAAAGATTCCCATTTATCAGCCAAAAATTGGTTGTATTCAGCTTCACTTTTAAACCCCATTTTTTTCCAATCCATTTTCATAACTCTCATTGTTTTATTCTGCAATATACAACATTTTGAATCAAATGTCAAGTAAAATATGTTAAAGTTTTGTTAATTTCTTCTACACCTAGCACATTCGCACTTCTCCATTCGGTATCTGTTACATCCTTTGGCATATATCCACCCTTCTTCTAATAGTTTATTATGTCTTTCCATACATAACTTCTCAATACGTTCAGCGGTCTTAATATCACCTTTCAAACGTGCTTTTCTAGATGCTGAATTTGTTCCAACTTCCCGTATTCTAAGAGTTCCACTATAATACATCTTCTAATGAATTAGGGTAATATAATAGAGTTGGATTCTTTTTCTGAATATCAATGTTCGGATACTTTTCACTAAATGTTTTAACATCAAATCGTTCAGTAATTAGATGATATCCATTTTTAGTTGGTATAGCTGCTATTAACTTATCACCTTCGGGTCTTAATGAATGTATGAATGCTGTAATTTCAACTAATAAATTAGTATCTTTATCATCAATATCAACTATCCATCTTTTCTCTTGAGTTTTAATTTGCCCAACTACGGAATCGAATAATCCTTTCTGATTAGTATTACCATCTTGTATTCGTTGTGCAAGAGCAACCATCATATTCAGAGATACATCAAAGTGGTTTTGTTTCTGAACGTGGATATATGCCCTTGCTTTGAACATTTCACATAGTTGGATTATCTCATCCCATCTACGTTCTAAATGGTCTATACTTTCAATACAATAAGTTTTGATTGTTCGAACCGATTGATGATTATCTCTCTCATCTTCGGGTTGGTCTTTTTTACGTTTAAAAACGTATAACATATAAAAATCTCCCTTTTTTTCGAAGTTTAAAAGGGGTCTTACTAACTCTAAATTGTTTATCATAACTCTCTTATTTTTTATTACATAGTAAATATACGAAATTCAAATGAGATTGCCAAATAAAACACAAGTTATTTTTGAAAAAATGATAGTAATATTGTTACCCGAGCAGGATTCGAACCTACCCTAACTGCACCAAAAACAGTTGTGCTACCGCTACACCATCAGGCAAAATTCTCAAGCATTCTACTTCCCGCAGCACGAAATTGTATCTTACTTAGCCCATCGTTGGCGGTATGGGTACTTGAGTTATTGTAAATGAACAAAACCTATTGTTCTTTTGGCTTTTTACATAAGCCCATTTGAGCAGGTATTCGGACTCGAACCGAAATCTCCGACTTGGAAGGCCGGAACACTAACCATTGTGCTATACCTGCATGCATCCCGTTACTCGTGCACGAGCGGTGGCACTACGGGACCGATGTTATTCCACTATCGAGCGAGAGATGGGGTTCGAACCCACGACCCTCACCTTGGCAAGGTGATGCTCTACCGCTGAGCTACTCTCGCAAATTGTGTAGGATGCGCCCACCTACACCACACTTTTAGTAGTATGTTGCCACGCTACCACGTTTCGAGTTGTTTAACGACCTACTCTGAATGTCAGCCGCCAGGGTGTGCTTCACGTTAAACCCGGAGACGCTTATGGTGGACCAGATAGGGCTCGAACCTATGACCTACTGATTATGAGTCAGGCGCTCTAACCAACTGAGCTACAAGTCCAATTAAGAGAAGCTTGGGTCTTTCGGGGTTACTGATTGAGTGCAATAAGTGAGCTCTTCCTACTATTAACCCTTTTTCGGAAATCAATACACTCTACTTCTCAATTACAGCTATACTACTTCTCTTTTGTGGAGCTACTCGGATTCGAACCGAGGATTCCTGCGTGCAAGGCAAGTGTGTTAGCCAACTATACCATAGCCCCAAATTTGGATAGATATGGTTCTATCCGGACCAGAACATTCTCCCTAGGGAGATGCCAGTATCGGAGGTGGGACTCGAACCCACACGACCCCTTCGGGTCAATGGATTTTAAGTCCATCGGGTCTACCATTCCCCCACTCCGATAGTTCACTTTACATTCCAAAGTGTAAGTAGGTTTAGTTGTGGACTTTCCTTCCAGTAGAACTCTCATTTTATTGATTATCGGGTCTGTTATTCTACAATTTTAACGTATTGACCATACACGTTGAGTATCGCTGTCAGGGCCGGACTCGAACCGGATAAGCAACCACTTTATTGGATTTGGGACCATCCCGCATTACGCCCACCTAACAATTTAATATCCTATTTCATCTTTAATTTTCCATTGGGTATCAATTGGAATTCGTTCAATTCTTTCAACTGGAACAAACCCATCAAACCCACTTTCTTTAACATCTTCAAAATGTTCAATGGTATCCAAATAGAAACCGAATGAATATCTGATGTATTGGAATTTATCACCATCCCAATATGCCACATGGTTGTTTCTACTAAACCCATTATACCAGCCTTCTTTCATTTCATTTTTTGGTATCATACTCTTTTATTTTTTGTGAACCCATCAGGAATCGAACCTGAAACCTACACATTAGAAGTGTGTTGCTCTATCCAATTGAGCTATGGGTCCAGTTGCGGGACCGACGGGAGTTGAACCCGCTCCATACTCCGTGACAGGGAGATATCTTAACCGTTTGACCTCGGCCCCAAATTTGATAGGTGACCATCCTATCGTGAAATGATATACCATTTCTTTTCTTTATAGAATCCGAAGATACTGCAGGAACATTTTTTAGCACCCTCTTTCTTATCCCGCTTATAGATTTTACGCCATAAGAATTGCGGTAAGAGTAGGGTCAAGCTGAGAACTCATTTGTGTTGTCTTGTCAGTATCAAAACTCCTGCACCAAGCTTGCCAAATCGTATTCCTTTCTCAAGGGAACAACACATCTACCATTACTGATAGTATCTTTATGTAAATTATTGCCAGTTCCTCAAATATCTAAAGATACTGTTCTATTGTTTCTGCGTTATCAATTTCAAACGTTTGGAATAATTTACAAAGGTATTCAATGTTTAACCTATTGAGCCTTCTGTCGGATTCGAACCAACGACCTGCTGATTACAAATCAGCGGCTCTACCAGCTGAGCTAAGAAGGCATTTAATAATCAAAGTGTATTCTTCCCTTTCTACTACCGAACCACCCTCACCAGGTAGTTCAGGTGGGAGTCGAACCCACATTCTCTTTAATTATTTGTAGCCCGTAGGGGAGTCGAACCCCTCTTTCCAGAATGAAAACCTGACGACCTAACCGATAGTCGAACGGGCCTACTTAATTACTATCACTATTTCAAAGAACTATCGGAGTATTACCGATTTTGTTTTACAAATATACGAAATATATTTTACATTTCCTAATATTTTTTTACATTTTTACTAAATGGTCAGCGCAATATGTTGCCATTGTTCCAAATGTTTTATATCTCACTTTATATCCCATTCCTTCAACCATACCAACCGCTTGTCTGAACACTTCGTTTGATTTATACTTAGGGTCTGGGTTCAAATCCACATCAATCCAAGTTGCTTTCTGAATACCTGCTTTTTGTAAATCTTCAGCGGTTTCAACTGCGAACCAAACTTCATTTAACAATCTTACAGAACGAGTCCACTCTCTTTGAGCTGCCCATTTCCTATAAAGAACGTGTGCTCCTCTTCCTGGTGTGTATAGTGCTACTACAATCGCATATATAGTTTTATCTTTACTATTTTGCGAATCACACCCTACCAATATTTCAATGTTCGGGTTTGATACAATATAATCTTTGATATATGTATCCAATTCGACCTGAGTCCCATCTTGTAATTTCCTATAAACCATAATCATCAAATTTTGTACTCATAGAAGGATTCGAACCTTCAAAAACTGGGTTCTAAAGCCAGTGCGGTTACCAGTTACGCCATACGAGCAATTAATACTATCTGCGGAGGGCAGAGTAATCGAAACTCGACCTTTTACAATCATCGGTTTAGCAAACCGACTACAACACCCGTTGCTTACCCTCCTTTTTTGGGTGAAAAATGGGCTTCGAACCCACAACCTTCCGAATCACAATCGGATGCTCTAACCAGTTGAGCTATAATCACCATATTTTGTATAATATATTATCCATTTATCCCTAAATACCAGGTTTTTGTATAGTATATTATACATCGTTGCATGTATGAGGTTCGAACTCATTTGGCCATCCTTATGAGAGATAACTCTTTTCCACTAAGCCATGCAATTTGTGGAATCGAACCACTTTCCCAACTCTACGTCGGGCGATATATCCAATATCCTTCACCGGTTGAGTTAAGTGTTGGATTCGAACCAACGTATAAGGGTTTGCAGTCCTTCGCCTAACCACTCGGCCAACCTAACATTTAGTCTATTGTTATCTGAATATTGGTAGTATTACTACTATTATTGGATAATAATTAAACTTATTGTATCTCCGGAGAGAATCGAACTCCCATTTACCGGTTCGTAGCCGATTGTTCTATCCGTTAAACTACGGAGATATCCTATCTATACTTTCGTATCATTTCAAACACCTTGCCAATATCAGTTAATTTCATAATTTGGTCATTTCTGATTGGTAAGAATGCGATGGTGAATCCGTGGTTACCTTGAAAGAAATCTTCTCTCTTTATCCTATTCCCATTTACTTTTTCAAGGTATATCCAAGGATAGTTTCCAGCTAATTCCACTTCAATACCAATTTTTCTCAATCTCGGAACTAACCGATTTATTACATTATCTTCCATTGTGTCTTTCTGTTGTGTTTCCACGTTTTGTAACTTCTATACTTTGCCGAAGAATGTCCTTTTTTAAAGTTCAATCCTTCATCCCAATACGGAGGATACTCCATATCTAGCCAAATTAATCTGTAATGTTTGGAACAAGTTGCTTTGTTCAATCTCTGTCTGTTAGTTTTTACACTCATTTTTGCTCAATTTTAGGTTAATAAACCTAATGAGCATCGAATTTCTTTTTCATAATTTTACATTTAGCACGGATTGAAGTAATCGAAACCTCTCCTATGGATTTGGAGTCCATTTGGCTACCTTAGCCTAACCCGTATTTATGTTTCATAGTTTATATGTGAGTTTAAACCTTACTACGTTACTATGAAACATCAGTTGGAATAGTGGGACTCGAACCTACAACCCCCGCCGTATCAGGGCGGTGCGCTAACCAATTGCGCCATATTCCAATATTGTCGGGTGAGCAGGATTCGAACCTGCGTGCTCTCGCGTCCAAGGCGAGCGAGATAAACCTGACTCCTCTACCACCCGTTGGTGGATGGATTATTTTTTTAAAGTAGAATTCGCCAACCTCAAAACTACTATGTGACCCCTTTGGGACTCGAACCCAAGACTCCCTCATTAAAAGTGAGGTGCTCTAACCAGCTGAGCTAAGAGGTCATTATGTGGAGGTGAGTGGAATCGAACCACTTCCTTTCGCTCTTCAGGCGAACGCTTCTACCAAGTTAGCTTCACCTCCAATTTTAGGAGCAGAGATAGGATTCGAACCTATAACCTAATCCGGCCACATTACCGGTTGCACGTCCAATTGTGCTTCAACGCTCATGTTGTGGGAGCAGAAGGATTCGAACCTACTACCTATGCCGGTTACCAGATTTACAGTCTGGCGCCTAACCAATTCGTGCGTTACTCCCAATTTCCAATTTTGTTATCACCATTTCCCCTCTAAACGAGCGGCGTGTTCCGGATTGGTAACCGTTAGTAGGAGATATAGGATTCGAACCTATGGCCCCCGCCATGTAAGGGCGGTGCTCTTACCGCTGAGCTAATCTCCTAATTTAATTGCCAGTATTTCAATGAACTACATTCTGCGGGGAAAGAGAATTTCGAAATCTCGACCTACGGATTAACAGTCCGCCGCTCTGCCTCTGAGCTATATCCCCAAAACAAAAAACCCCTAACCGATTTGTATTCAGTTAGGGGTTCTTAAATATTCTATTATTTAATACATTTACATCATATCTCCTGCTATAATGTCCCCTAACGTAGTATCTTGCTTGTCCAAATTACTAAACACACAAATCCCTGCCCATGTTCTTTCTAACATCGGTAGATAATTGGCTGTATGTATTGTTAAGGTTTTCATTGCTAATATATATGTAAAAATTTATTAATCGTTTGTTTTTGTTAAAATAATTTAATTTTTGAGCGAAACCAAGGAATCGAACCCCAACTTGCAACCTGGACGGCTGCCGTGCTACCACTACACTAATCTCGCGTTTTGAGCGGTGCGAAGGTTTTGCTCCCCCTCTACCTATCTGGAATGATAGATGTGCTACTATTACACCAATACCGCTTATATAAGGATGAGAATACTCCTTTTTACGAACCAACTTTAGAAAGATTATTGTTTCCTTTCATTTCCACTCCCTTTTGAGAAGTATCAATCCAATGTGGGTAATTATAGATTTACCAATCTTTGAGTTTCAAACTACTCTCTTCCTACTCCTTTTCTTCAACCCTGCCGAGCTGATTCACACTTGCGATGTTAGAAACCTTTCAAAAGAATCACAGACCTCTTGCGGAGGTATCGTGGCAGGGAACAACTCCCTACTATGTACACACCTTTCATCTGAAACTGGCAAACACTTATGCTTTATGTTTATCTTATAGATTTTTCATCAAATTGAAATTATAAAGTTTTGTGGTCGTAGATGGGTTCAGGTAGCGGTTTGCCTCTAGCTCCGTTATCTTTTGAACAACAGAATACTAAACTACCCGATGTGTTATCTCTAACACCATATTTCAAGTCAACTTCACTACCCACTCTTTGGTGAGATGTAGGTAAGGATAATAACAACACCACTTGTTCTTTATCATACCTTTCGGTTTTAAGTCAACTCTTATACTGAATCACGCAATGATAAGGAGAGATTAAGTCCTTACTTCTTGCAATAATTCTATGGATTATTCTTTTTGGTGTTCCCACCTCAACTGAACTATCTACTTAGCCCAGTCATCTCCCCACTTTCTTTACAGTGTCACCCTCAATACTAAAGGGGAAATGATATTCCACTTGCCTACTCAAGTTCATAACCTTACAGGGTTACAAACCGCAGGATAGTTAACCAACTACCCCACTTTATCCTACTTTCGTAGTTTATTTCACGACCATAGGCGGCCGTTGTTACACTATGTAGAACGAATCTACTATGTGTAATCTTTTCAATAATTTAAAGAACGTTTTGTTTCACAAATATACGAAAACTTTTTCAAACTTCCAAATATTTTTTAAACTTTTTTTATAAATCTAACTACCCGAGTATCTTTCATCACCTATAAGGGTTTACATCATCTTTACTTTTGTTTTACAAATATACGAAATATATTTTACATTTCCTAATATTTTTTAAACTTTTTTTTGTTGAACATTTTCGGCTATGTTTACTTACACCATCTATACTTCCTACTTCTGAATCAACTTTGTAAATATACGAAAACATTTTTACATTTCCTAATATTTTTACAAATATTTTTAATCTTTGTTGCGGGAGAGGGATTCGAACCCCCGACCTTATGGTTATGAGCCACACGAGCTACCACTGCTCTATCCCGCTATATATCTTAAAGAACGTTATTCTATATATTCATATTTATATATATACAAATATACGGAAAAAATATTAAATTTACAAATATTTTTTAAAATAATTTTAAGGTATCCGGCTTTATAGTTTCGTTTCACTCTTATTGAAACTAATATTTAGAGAGTCACGTAGTCGGTTTTATTACTACTGGCTTCAACCTTTCAATTATTATAATACAAATATACAAAATAAATTCGATATATCCTAGTCTTTTTTTATTTTTTTATTGCTTTTTTTACAATATTTGTTGCAGCTTGTTTAACCGCATGGTTATCATCGTATTTAAGTGCCGATTTAACCTTAATCATCTTACCAGTATCAGGGTTTTTAACCATTTGGTCTAATACATCTTTAGGTAACATTGATTTTAATTTCATATCGTTTGATTTTGCAGGTGCTTTTGGTTCGAATTTTAATGGCTCATCTTTCACAGGATTATGCTTTAATGAAAATGGATTCCATAAACCTCTACTATCTACTTCCTTCGAAGTTGATGGTGCAACTTTAGCATCTTTCTGATGTGGATACTTTGTTGGGTTATATGGTTCTAAATCCGATGTGTTTACATTACCATCCGCATCAGTCTTAGTTTCACCTCTTTCATCCGCCAATCTTACAATACCAACTGTATTAGTTTTTTTATTGTAAACAACATCATCTACATCATATAATGGCTCTTCTGCCTTTGGTTCGAATGTAAATACTTGCCCACCTTTTAATTTACTATACCCTTGTGCAATTTTACCAGGTGAGAACTTTCCAATGTTAAATGATTCTCCTGATTTTGAATCAATGAATGTAGCTTCTCCTTTTGCTTTAGTTTCTTCATCGGCGAACAATACACTATCTTGTTGATATTTGTTCCCCAATTTCAATACATCATCCCTTGTTATGTTTGGGATGAATAGAGATTTCTCTTGAGTTGGAACTTTCATATCATCCGGACAATCCTTATATTCAGTATCAGGTTTTCTACATTCCTGCCACATGCCATCTACGTGAACAAACCCATATCCCATACTTCTCAAGTCGGCCTCAAGTTGTTTGTTTCTTTGTTTGTTTTCAGCAGGTGTTAATTCACCTCTACTAGCAGTTACTACACCCCAATTTTTCATTTTAGGGTTGGAAACAACGTGTTGGTAAATTCTACCTAATGATGCTTCGTTTAAATCGTATCTATTTTTAACTGTAAAGTTCATTATTTCTTAATTATATTTGCGTTTTTTAATATTCTTGCATTAGTTACCCATTGTTTACCAATATTGTTTTTCAATGGTTCTCTAATAAATCCATCTACGGATTTTTGGATTTGCGATGTGATGTTATTACCTGTATTGGAGTTATCAACGATACGGAAGTTACCACCAAATAAACTTTGGAATGCTCCTAAGTTATGTTGACACTCTTTCCATATTTCACTAACCAATGTTTCTGGCAATACTCTATCTCTTTTTGAATTACGAAATTGAGCCACTTCCAATGAAGTATTAACAAACACCATAAAGGTATCGTATCCCAATTCCTCTGCTCTTTGCTTCTGCTTTCTGATTTTATTAACATCATCACCAGTCCCATCGATAATCATACCCAATCTACCGGCTTCGTAAAACTCTCTAGTCTTTTGTGTTACGGCTTTAGCTTTTTCTCTAACACCATTCTTATCTTTGGTAATAAAATCCCAAAGCTCAGGTTGAGTTTTTTCTATTTGAGCTAAATCTTTAGGGTTAATTCCACTCTTCTTTAATTGAGCTTCGAATGCCGTATCCGAATTTATAGATTTTAAACCACTTGCTGAAAATGATGATATTCCCTGAATACCAAACAAATCACCAGCTACTTTGGATTTACCACTACCAGGTCCTCCTGCTAAGAATATACATTTAAGAATACCCGGGTCATCGACACCCTCATTCAGCATACTATTACTAAGTAAGTCTTTTAACTTTATCATTATGATATTTTCTTTACGATTTCATCCATATCAACCTCATAAGCGTATCCTGCTCCTGGGTATCTTGTATCTGGATTAAATTTAACCTGAGTCAATCTTTCCAATCTGACAATCATTAGTTGATTGAATATCTTATCCTTATCCCCACTTCCAATACCAGCTTTAATTGATTCAATGGTATCTAATCCCTTACTATCAGGTATTAATATTACACTAGCACCTTTTGATGTTACTGTAAAGTTTATACTATCTCCTCTTTCGAATTTGATATTAGTTTTACTTTCTGCTAATAAATCTTTTAATTTTATCATTTTATATTTTTTCTGAATAGACGATTTGTCCGTGATTATCTTCGATACTCATAGTAGCTCCACTATGCTTTCTCTTAGCTGCTTCGTATGCCGCAGGGATTGCATCTTTTATCTTTACCAAATCTTGGTCTATTACTTTGTTATTTTTAATAATAACAACCGACCAAGGACCAGACAAACTGCCCTTACGAACACCAGCCATAATCTTTGACCAACTACCCTCCTTTAAAAGAGATGTCAATTTTATCATCGTTTTTGTTTTATTATAAATATAAAATATTTTAAAAATGGTGGAGGTGGAGGGATTCGCACCCTCGTCCAGAATACGGCCTAATAAACCTCATTCACAAGCTTATTTAGTTTTTCTTAACTAACAAAATAAATAGTTTCTAATTCCCCGTTGCTACTATTAAACTTAGATGGTTCTATTGTTAAGGATAATTACCAAAAACACTTCCTATTTCTTTTCGGATAGAAATCACACCTGGTTTCACATTCTTTTTTACCTCACGATGTGTGCGAGGAAGGATTAGGCTGCTACAGCGTAATCAGCACCTACGAAAGACATAGCATCTTCGAAGGTCATTGTAGATAATTCTACTGCGTTTATTGTTCGATAGGTATTTAAGGATTTCCATCTAACCCTGCTTGCAATTATACTAAATCATCGCTCCTGTCAAATCTAGTCACCCCCATATAGTGTATATATATGTATTATTTTTCTATAATGATTACTTGTCCTTCCATCACACCCAAATTTGATTTTTCACTAAATGAATAGGTTGATGCCTTTGTAGTATCTTTTTTGGTAAGAATCCATAATGATGAACCTTCTTTCCAAGTTACATTCACTAAACGAACACCTTCTTCTAATTCAATAGTTTCAGTTCCACCCCATACTCTTGCTCTATTGTTTTCAGTACAAGATGCTAATAACGCAATTCCCAATAATCCTAATAATACTTTTTTCATAATGTTCTTTTTTATTTTATAATCCAACAGAAGCCCACTCTAAATTAGCGAAACCACCATCTCTTGTAACCGGCACTCCGAATGCTCTATCTCTTTGTGGGTCAGTTGAAGAGTTGTTATTGATTAAGATTCTCTCTTCTCTACCAATACCCATTACCAATTGGTGGTATCTGAATCCTGCAGTTGCCATTTGTTCTTGTGTGATTATTCGTAAGTTCTCTGGTCTTGCAGTTGTTAGAACGATGTAATGACCGGCTTCATACCATTCATTCATCTTCTCTTTAACACCTGGTAAAACATTAACTTTATTACCATCTAAATCTTCGAAACGAACTTGCTCTATTAAAGTACCATCAATATCACTAAAAATCGTTTTGTATCCTTGTTCTTTTTTCATCTTTGTTGTTTTAGTTATTCTTATCTCTTATTACTTAGTAAATATACGAAAAAAGTTTGGAATTGCCAAACTTTTACACTCTTTTTTATCGATATAATGTTACAATTCTACCGAAATATCTATCAAATGTTTGAACTAAATTCTCATAGTCTCCACTCATCATTTCGGATTGAATAGCTTTATTATCCAATCCCAATTGTCGAGCCAACGTACCAGCAGTTCCTAATAGAAAGTAAGCGTTACCTTGAGGACCTGTTAAATCAATTTCTATTCCGAATTTTTCTTCTTTTTCTAATATCATAATTGTAGGATTTGAGGATTAAATGAATTGTAATGCTTTTTGAATATCGGTGTCTTTGCATTTGTAAGATTTACATTTTGCAATCGCTTGTTCCAATGTTATCTTACCCCACACATATTTACCTTCTTGCATATCGATTAACATTCTCTTTACATCTGGCCAAGAAGCGAAAGGAGCTTTAGGTTGAAAATGAACATATTTGGAATTGAAATCCAATGTAGTCCCCTTATCAGTTTTACCACTCTCACCATATTCGTAGATATCTTCCATACCATTGTAACGACCTCCTTGCATCATATTAGCGAAAGAGTTTAAATCTGTATAGATTGGAGAATCGTATGATATCTCATCGCCATTAGGAAAACAAGCATACAAGTCAGAAGAAGAACCACCGGAGAAAGTTTGTGATTTACCCCACACTAACAAATCAGGATATTTAGCCTTTACATATTGTTTGAACAACAAAGGAACTTCTTTTCTTCCAATACTGATTGATGGAGTTGCCAAAGGTTCACCCCAATAAGAAGTAGTTCTTAAACATTCGTTTGGTAATTCAAAATTAACACCCAACCAAGTAAATTTCATTTTAGATTTCATAATTTTAAGTTTTAAGTTTTAACGTTTTATTCTGCAATATACAACATTTTGAGTTAAATGTCAAGGTTTTTTTCAATTATTTTTTGAAATTTTTTAAGTTTTTTATAATAGCATCCACCCTAAGTTTTGTTTCTAAATTTCCGTATCCAGTATAACTCTTTACAAAACAAAAGGTAGTAATATTACCACCTCTCACAATACAATATATCTCATTACCATTGGATTCACCATTATCATCTGTTAATGATACTACTAATTGTTTCCCATAAGATTCTGATTTAGATACCTCACTATCAAATTTGGTAATGGATAGTGGAAATTGAGTAACTTTAATAGCATAATCCTTATTAGTTGGAAAATTGGTTTTTTCTATATCAGCTACTATTCCTTTAATCTGATTTTTAATCAAATCATTTAGTTTAATAACACCAACTTTTGTATAATTTCCGGTGGTGGTTTCGTATGATACCGATAACTCCGATTGAGTTAGAATTCGTTGGTCTAGTCTTTCTGTAAAGTGTTTCATCTCTCTCATTTTTATTACATAGTAAAGATACGGAATAGTGCCGATATTGCCAAATATTTTAACATATATTTAACAATTATTTTAGGTAAGATGGACCATATACAGCCCATTGAGTAGTTCCATCGATGATGTTACCTCTACTATGTTTTGCCGGAGATTTCCATGTGGCTGGTTTCAATAAATCACCTTTTTTGATAGGTGAACCTTTTAAATCACCATCTACTCTACTGATGAACCCCCAACAAGACGTTCCATCCCATAGACGAATGTATTTATTACCTATTTCAACACCTAAATCCGTTCTACCTACCATAGAACTCATATTTTTATAGTGTTCTTTACGTGCAGCGTTTACTTTCTCAATAAAGTTAGCTACGATTGGGTTAGATTTTAAGTAATCTAATGCCTTTTGGTCTGTGTTTCTCATATTCTTATCATTTATTACATAGTAAAGATACGAAATTCCATTCAGACTGCCAAACTTTTTATGGATTATTTTAGCAAAAAAATAACCCATTGAAAATCAATGAGTTATATATTAGTTTGTTCTCTTATTTACTACCCCTTATTCCTGGTCAAATGGTAGAAAAATGTACTTTTTGGTATCCCCACATTCGTTAGGTTCTGCCAAAGTTTCATTGTTGATTTCCAACCAATCTGCTACTTCACTTGCTGTCATAGATTCACAACCTTCTACCGCAGTAGATGTACAAGCTAAACATATTTTAAATAATTCTTCCATATTCGTTTTGTTTTATTTACTATAAATATAAAGTTTTTATCTTATCGTATAAAATATCCCCAAATATTCTATTTCCATCAATACAAAGATGTCCTTCTGGAAACAATAAAGGAAATCCCCTATCTCCCATCCAATCACTACCTGTTAATCTCATACGTTTAGACCATTCCATAGGAGTTTCGCCACCAAATAGGTCAATCCAATACGGATTAGTTTCAATTTCGATTTGAACCTCTCTCACCCATTCTATCAGATGTATCTTAATATGTGGGTACTGAATCCTTAGTGAATCAAACCATTTGGTTAACTCCATCACAAATATACGATACCTCTCCCCCAGTAATTCAAAGTTCTGATGTAAGGTGGTATCAACCCACTTTAAATCCATTTTCCCTACCGCTAATCCACTTTCAATCAGTTGGGCTAGTTCCAATCCACTCATCGGTGTAGACCCCTCTAAATCAAAGGAAAACGAGCGAAACGGATGGGTTAGTTGGAAAACGATGGATTCCACGTCGTTAAGTCCCCGATTTTGGATGTATTCCACCAATGTCGAAAGGGATTTTCCGTTGGAGTTTCCCGGTTGAGATAAGTTCACCTCTTCCAATCCCAATCGTTTTGAAAGGAGTTTGGACCACCTATTGGTTTTTATGAAATCCATTTGTTCCTTTGAGAGTCTATCCCATTGTTGACCCCTTCCAATCCAATCCATTCCGTATGATTGAGGTGAAGCCAATTCCAATCCCTGTCCCCAACTCCAACTACAACCGGTGAATACCATTTTATTCATAGGATATGGATTTCCTATCCATTGAGATGTTTTTACAAAAACGAATATCGGCATTACTCAATGTCCATATCTCACCATTATCCATCGCACATACCCAAAGAAGATTATGTTCTTGTGAGTAATCGATACACATAAAGGCATATCCCTCCATCTTATCGGATACCCTAACTATCGGAATCATCGGATTTAATTGAATGTGAGAATGCATAACTATCAAAAAATTTTGGGTTTACGACTCGGTCTCCCCAGCCCCTCTCCGTTTTTTAGTGTTTATGTTTAACTTCGTGCTCTTCCCAAGGTTTAGTTGGTTTGGTATTAGGAAAACTGAAACATCTCCATTTCTTAGATTTATCAAAATAGATATGCTTTACCATAACAGTTGGAACAGTTGCTCCTGATGATAATTTGATTGATTTTGGTCCGAATATCAATTCCACTTTAATTGTAAGTGGTTCTACATCATCCCATTTTCTTTCTTGCTCTTCTAACAATCTCCACTCGCCTCTATTCATATATTGGTCTTGCAATGCGCAATTCAAATATGAGAAAGTTTGTTTAAGATTTTCCATATTATCAGAAAATGTTGCAGCCGGTGCCAAATGTCCTTTATCATAAACATTCGTTTTATAATCAGCCCCATCGGATGTAATGATTCCCTTTTCAGTATAGAAATCCATTGCCCCTCTATTTACCTTCGTAGGTCGATTAATTGAATGATACGTTAATTCGATTGGTTGTTGTAGTTGTTGTGAATATATCACTTGAAACACTTGATTAGTAATTTGTACATTCTCTTGCGCAGATAACGATAATGTTACACATAACGTAACAATCATACTTAATAAAACTCTCTTCATTTTTGCTTATTTAATAGTTTGGTATAATACAAATATAGCCCAAAAAAGAATCCCGCAATACAATACAAAACGAAGTTCGCCTTCCATAAACTTCCTGTCAGTAGTAGTAGGGAATATTGTACGGCATCGAATCCAAAAGGATTGAAGAATAATGCTAACATTAGGACTAAATCTTTGTAGAAATGAAGCCTTTTGTGTTTCTCTCTTAATGTGTTTTTTATTTTTCCTATCACAATCACTCATTCTTTTTTGGTTTGGTTAATAATAGGTAACCTTTCGTATAAGTATATAATTGTATAATTTAAGGAACTTTCATAATAGTATTAGGAATATCCTATTTTTCTTTCTTTTTCACAATTTTAGCGCATATTTATATTAAAAAAATATAATATATGTTAAATTTAGTTATCGCACTTTTACTTATGTGTAGTTCATTGGGAATCACACTTTCAAAAACAAATAAAGAGGAAGTTATCCGTAAACCAAGACAACACACCGAACCATTGAAATTGGATTAGAGCATCATACGTGTTCCAATCAAAAAGTTACTTGTAAGTGGTGTTCCCGGTGTAGTATTCACATTCAATTTATAATTAAATGAGAATCCAAATCTCTTAGTTATTTTGTAATCAAATGAAGAACCTACCAAAAATCCAAAGTGTCTACCTACCATAGTATTTCCAGTAAATGTATTATATCCCATCGGTGAATACATTGCAAATAATTGTGGAGATAATGATAATTTTTTGGAGTACTGAAATGGTTTAGTCCAAAATACTACTGCTGATGTTGATATCGATACATCCCATTTTTGCTTACTTCCTGGCAACATTAACATAACTGTGCCAACGTTGTATCCATATACTCCTAATTTCGGATGTGGTTTAATCCAAGTATATCCAACCAATCCCATCCAATTACCTTTCAAATATGCAGTTGTTAGGGAATAAGAATTTATTGCTTTTAATTTCCCACCTTCGAAATCCATTTTAGTTACACCACCACTTAATGCGAATTGGTCTAATGAACTCCATATCATCGATGTTAATGAATAGGTAACATCTCCAGCCATAGAACTTCTACTAATACCTACATTTGCTATTGCGTTATAAGTACCATCTACGTTTTCAGCCGTTGTTAAATCTGATGATATTAATAATGGGTTAAGATTTTGTGCCTTTTCTTTCTTCTCCTCCTTTTTTTCCTCTTTCTTCTCTTCCGATTTACTCTCCTCTTTTTTCTCTTCCTTTGATTCCGATTTAGCTTCTTCCTTTTTCTCTTCAGTCTTACTTTCGGATTTACTTTCCGATTTTGATTCCGTTTTAGCTTCAGTCTTTGTTTCAGTTTTACTTTCGGATGATGATGAACTACTACTGCTAGATGATGAACTGCTCGATGGAGATGATGTATTACTACTACTAGCGGGTGGTGGTGTTGATGTAGGTGGCGGAGCTGCCGCTGCCGATGCCGTAGAACTTGCAGCAGCTGATGCGGAACTACTAGCAGCAGTTGATGCCGATGATGATGCCGCCGAACTTGCGGCTGCCGAAGCAGCGGTACTTGCCGCAGCGGATGCTGCTTGGGTTGCAGCCGAACTTGCTGCCTGTGAAACGGCTTGACTCACAGTCTGTTGAACAGTCTGTACTACAACGGGACTAGTTTGGCATGCTAATGTACTATAAACTAAATAAGTAGTTTGTAACCATAGTTGTAGTTGCCCACTCTGAACTTCCAATGGAGTAAATACTTTAACTTGGTCATAGAATGAAACTACTGCGTTTCCATTTACATACTTAGTGGTAGCTACCTTAACTTCTCCAGTACATTTATCTATAAATGTTTGGGTATAAGTTTGTCCTTTCGCTTGTTGAGCGAATAAAACGATAGCAATTAATATAACACTTAGTATCCATTTTTTCATTTATTATTTTTCAAATATACCACGCTTTACCATTTTACTCAATATGTTAGCACAAGCTATATCCAATGCTTTTTTAGTTGAGGTGGAAATTGTTGATTGGTTAAATTTAATTGGGTCTACCGTTGCATCCGATAAAAAAGTCAATTCTCGTTTAGTAGTTGCTTCACCCAATCCCGATGCTGCTATAACCGTACCTGTTTCGGCGTCCGTAAATCTAACTTGTAAACCTAAACGGGTTACCATCATATCTTTGATACCATCTTTTAAACTAATGGATTCATCTTCTGAAACTGAATAGTCATATACTTCAATTTCTACAAAGTAATGCGCTAAACGAATCTTTCCTCTACCATCTAATTTATCTTCGGAAATACCTTTTTGAGAAGCCTGAAATTGTTTAACCATTCTGTTTTTAATTTCAGTCTTGTCCTCTGTAAAGATAAACCTGTTAAGATTATCCAAATATTCCAACGTGATATTAGCCACACCCAAACCCACTTTCTTTTCTTTGAGTTCTGGATATTGCTCATAAACTTCATCACCAATACCACATTTAAGGATTTGAATTGGAATTTGTTTACCATCATAATCTAAAAATTGTGAAATGTCAGTTTTCTTTTCGAAACTTGCTTTATATTGTTCAGTTTGAACTTTTCCGATAGTTTGCCCAAACATAGTTACACTACATAATAGGAAACTCAATAATACTAATAGATTTTTCATACATAAATTGTTTTGTGTTTATGTATAAATATAAAAAAAAGGGAGAAACTAATGTTCTCCCTTTTTAATTACTATCCTATTTCCTCATCTTTAGGTGTTTCCTTCTTATGAGTAAACTTATCTAATGTATCAGCTCCCATTCCGATTGCCGTTATTACCATTACTGCGTTTACCAAATCTGCCGAAGGTTTGAAATCTTCATGTGAGAATGAGTTTAATGTCATTGTTACACATAAGAATAATGCTCCTGCGAATGCGATTACCGGTTTTACTGATATCGAACCTCTTTCATCTTTGAAAATTTCGATTATCCATTCTTTAAATGTCATAGTTTTGTCTTTTAATTGTTTATAAACTATGTAACTCATTCAGTAACCATATTATCCTGCCATTTCGGCTTCTTCATCTTTAATCTTCCCACACTTCAAACATTCTTCTTCACCATCACCATCTAAGTCACCCCAAACGTGCTCACATTGTCTGTGTTTAAAGTATTCATCGATTTTACCATCACCATCGAAATCTAACCCATCCATTACACCATCTCCATCTTCATCAATTTCAACACCTACTTTAGCTTGGACAGGAGCTTGGACAGATTGTCCAACTTCAACTTGGTCGGTAGCTTGGTCACTAACTTGGTCGGTTGTTGGTAATACCAATGGTGCTATACTCATTGGAACTATTGGAGTATTTGGTAAATCTGCTGTATTACTTAACGATGTCCCATCTTCCTCATCCATTTTCTGAACTAACATTTTATCCTTATCGGTATCACTAAACCAATAGTCAATGATTTTACCATAAGAACCAATAAATGCTCCTAATAATAATAAAAGAAGTTCTTTCCATTCTCCCGCAATTGGTGATTGCCCTAATATAGCGGCAAACATACCACCAATTATTAACATAAATCCTCCTAATACTAACGCAGTGATATACCACCTACGTCTCATCATACTACTCAATAGGTCTTTAAAACCACTTGGTTGTTCTGCCATTTTGTTATTCTCTTTATTTGTTTAAATTACCATTCAGCTGGTTTCTCTTTGAACTCATCTCCTTCTTTTTTCTTAGGAGCGGGGGCCGGTGCTGCTTTAGCAGGTGCCGCAGATGCTGCTCCACCATTTCCACCTCTTTCGATAATCACAGTCTTACCCGCTGATTGTTGCTGAGATTGTTGATTTGAGTTTGTAATATTGATTACAGGTGCCGCTTGTACGGGAGCAGGTGCTTCTTCACCACCACCCAATAAGGTAGTAGCCCATACTCCAGCTGCCGTTACTATTGTTCCTAATGTACCAATGATGGTTTTCTTTAATCCACTCATTGTTCCTTCTTGTTCTTCTTCTGCCATTGTGTTAACGTTTTGTTTGTTTATTATAATTTATTGAAATCCGTAATTCCTAACATAACCCCACTAGCATTATAGATACCAATTCTATATGCTGATGATGGTAATGCTTTGGTGTAAACTTTTAAGATATTATCTCCAACTTTTACACCCAATTGTTCTTTAGATACCACTTTATTTGCGATATCAAATATTTTAATCGTAATAGTTCCCGCCTCATCTGCTTTCACATTCATTGCAACTTCCGATGTTACAAATGCTGTTTCCAATTTGATTCCCATTGGTTTGGTTATTGTCAAATTAGGTGATATTGGTTCTGGCAAAATATCATCTTTACTGCATCCACCAAATCCAATTACTATTAATGCTACTATAAGTATTTTTTTCATTTTATTTTATTATTATTGTTGTTTTTCCTATTTCTTTTTTAGTAACATCTTCTAATAACAAATATAAATATTGAGATTGTATCGAATTCGTATAAATCTTTTTTACATTTTCTCCATATTGACCAATAAACCTTTCTCTACTAATTACTTGCCCACTCTCTTTATCAATTAAAGTCAATGTATATGTTCCTGCGGATGGTAAATCGAAGTGTATAGATTGTCCGTTTACTACTTTACTTTCACCTACATTAAATATTTTTTCAACAGGCATAGTAGGTGTTGGTAAGTCGGGTTTGGTACACCCTACTAACAAAATCAATGATATTAATAGTATCTTCTTCATTAGTTTACCTTTACTTTTAATTGTGTTCCACTCTTACTTACTGCATCAGTATTTGAAATTGAAGTCAATCCCAATGTACTACTTAATCCCTGCAATGGTAAGAATGTTATTTTATATTCAGTTGTTTTATCCAATATAGTTGAACCATCGGTTATCAATGAACCCAATGTTATAGATGAACCTCTATCAGTTCCAAAATTAGTAGGCATTCCCTTTGTAGTGAATTCTACCTTTTCAAATTTTAGAGCAGTATTATCATAGTTTAAATTGAATTGCGTACCAACTAACTCTTGTTGTAATGGGTCTACTGATATTGTTACTATCAATTTACCACCAACATTTTCACCCATTAGGTATGCGTTGATTTGATTGGAAACCGATTGAGTTGATAAACTCATTGTTCTATATGAATTGGTTACAACACTACTTATGGGTTGCTTTGCCGAATGAGATAAGTTCACATCACCCAACCAAGTTACATTAACATTATATGTATTATTTAATACCCCACTATTCAAATTAAATGGATACAAACTTCTTGTTGAGTTGAATTGAGTATTCCAATTAGATTTAGTTATAGCATCGTATTCACTTTTACCATATATTTTCATCAAATAGGTTAATGCTGAATATTGTGTAAGTGGTTCTATTCCTGTCAAATGTTGTAATAGTTTGTAAGTATCTGCTTCATTGAATACCCCATTACCATCCACGTCTGCATTCATATATTGAATACCCGAAGTAAATTCATTTCCACTCTCATTTCCAAACAAACCACCATTTGATAGTTCTTTGAAAGCTAAATAAACATCCGTTACACTTACAATACTATTATACAATGTGTTCAATTCGGTTTGATTATTAGCGATTACATCAATTCCATGTTGTTTAAAACTTTGAATCGGTGAGAATTCGAATTCGGCGGTCAGTGCATAATATGAACCACCATTTCTAATATTAGATGTATATGATGAGCCTGCGAAATTAAATTGTGTAGTTGTATAAACATAAACCTCTGTCCAACCACTTGGGTCATAACTACTATAAGTTACCGGTCCATTATATAAATCAAATAATTGTAGATTACTAATTGTAGATGGGTCTGAAAGAATACCATTTACTTCTCTACTATCAATTCCAATCCTATATCTCTGATTATACGAATCATATTCATATATTACACACCACTCCACTTGTCCAGCAGTGGATGATACTTTAACACCACCATTTGATATTTTAGCAGTATCCAAATCATTTGTAATATCTACCTTACCTAATCCACTTAATGCTCTCGATGTATTGGTTGTTACACCCCATACATTATTTAGATAAGTGTTTGCTTTTGCTGAAAATTTAGTTTCATCCACATTACCACCAAAATCAAAATTGAATCGTGCAGTTAGAACTTCTCCATTTGAATGAGTTGTTGAATTGGTATAAAAATCAGTAAAAGTTTGGTCATCCGGATTACTCCAAGTTCCATACTCAATTACATAGGGATTGTTCCATTGGTTATATAAATCATTCCATTTATTACCATTCCATTTTGTTACCGCATAATCCTCTCCATGATTATAACCATTTGGCTCACCCTGTGCCCAGTTGTTATATACTCCAGGAATATTTCCAGCAGTTGGTCCATTGGAAGTTTTCATTACCGTTCCCTTTTCAGGTCCGGCATCAATTACCCAAGTTCCATCAATTACTTCATCCGTTGCAGCAAACCATATATTAGTTGCAGGTACATTTGCTTGAATAAACGCATCTTCATCTGCCGATGTTATTGTTACTAAATATCCTTGCTGTCCTTTGAATGTTGTAGCTAATGCGTTTGCTCTTGCAGTTTTATAGTATGTACCCGTTGTTACAGGTTTATAAAAGTGTCCGTTTACACCATTGTAATAATAACCGGTTGGATTGATTGTTGCCGCAACTGATAATTTTACATTACCTTTTGTTGTACCGGTATTTACTTTTAACGATGCTAATGCCGTATTGATACTTACCATCGAACCCGTCACTACTAAACGAGTCTTATTACCAATTAAAGTAAATCCACTTGCCGCAGTTAAACCGGTGTAGGTATTTAAGTAGAATGTTGTTCCCGATGGATATTCTACTAAACTAATTGATGCCAATATCACATCAGTTGTATTGAATCCACTTAATACAAATCCACTTGCATCTTGTCCAGTTGTAGATGGTATAAACGATTTAGAGTCCGGAGCAGATACACTCTGTCCGAACCCTAAAAATGATGTTAATAATAATAAAAATGATATAACTACTTTTTTCATATTATTCAACTATTAAGTTTATCTTATTTCCACTTGCATCTACTGCATCTGATAAAACAAAGTAGAACAATCCAGCCGTATTCGTTAATGGTGTCTTTGGTGTAAATATTAATTTATAAGGTGTGCCCACTTTTATTCTAGCCGTTTTTAATTGGTCAATAGAACCAAACGTTAATCTACCATTATCATGTGTAGAGAAGTTTGTAATTGTACTTCCAGCATCAAATACTACATTATCCAATGTTAATTTAGATTCATCATAGTTCATTATCACTTGCAAACCTGCTAATTCTGCTTTTGTTAAAGTAGTAGTTAATACAACCTTACCACCTTCCAATGTAGAAGTTACACTTAATTTAGCGGTTTCTAACGTTTTAGCTGCGTATGCCATTGGAGATGATACCGACATCGTTCTATTCATAGTTGAAATAGTAGGATTAATTGAATTTGTATATTGACCGGTTGCTACTTTAGTTGCAATTACCGATGGGTCTGATGAATGCGACCAATTCAAATCACCACCCCATGCGAATACCGCATCAACTACTTGCTGTGGTTGGGTGATAGTTACTTTATTCGTCACAACACCATCTAACCAACTTTGGTTTAATAATCCACTATACCATCTTACGGATGTTGATGTTGGTGTAGGAATCATAGCATTTGAATCCACATTGATACCCATCACGTGTGCAAATAAATTATATGAATCACTCTCACTAAATGTAGTTTTTCCTTTTGTAATCAATCCTACTTTCTTTTCTAATAATGGGTATGTAAAGAAGTTTGTAGTTCCACCTATATCAGTTTGAGAATGTCCTAAGAATGCTTTATATGCATCCGATACAGTTACGATATCACTCATCCAACTTTTTTGGAATGCTGCTCCTACAAATACACCAACCTCATCACCAACTTTAACTTGTGTTGTGAAAAGTGCTTCCCCACTACCATCCAATGGTAATACTGCAATAGGTTGTTGTGACCAATCAATCGTACCATCTGTTTTCAATCTCATCAATTGAACACTGTGGTCGGTGATTGTAGTATATGTTGATGGGAATAAAACTCTAACTTTAAATTGAGATGTATTACCAGTTACACCTGCTATTGTAGACCAACCGCCACCATATATAGTTCCAACATTTGCACCATCTGTATTAGTACCCGTTGCTAAATCTATTTTGAATATATTACTATAAGAGTTTTGGTCTTTTAAGATATACTTTTGAGTTGCAACCAACCCATCGATAGGAGCATCCGTTCTCTGAACAGTCAATTGACCAACATTCCAATCTGGGTTTTGGGTATAGTTCCAAGGGGTCATACCATACTGAACATTCAAATCATTATCACTAGCTCCACCATTAAATGTGAATTTATAATTATTCCAACTTGTATAGAATGTTTGAACCGATGAACCTTGATTGAATGTAGTAGATACATACGCTAATGCTTTGTTATTATATTGGTATCTAAACCAAAAATAACGAGGATTAACTACAGTCTGTCCTTTTGTTAGATTGTATTTTACTGTGATTGTATCACCAACTTTTAATCCAGTCGCAGGTGTTAGTGATTGTGCAATAGTTAATTGTCCATAAGATGTTAGAGATATTAAAAATATCCCCATCAACATAATTAATTTTTTCATTTTTCTCCTAATAGTTTAGTGATAAGTTTATCAGAACCTTTTTTAAGTGCATTACTCAATGAAGTTTGATTAAACTTACCACCCTCATCTACTATGAGAGTTGACATTGAGATTTCAGATGAACTTTCTTCAACTATAACCTCTTTGTCTTTCTTGCCATCCTTATAGAGTGTTCCTCTTAAACGGATAACAACTTCCTCCTCGTTTGAGTGGAATACTGATATATTCTTTTTCGTAGTTAAAACATCTAAATAGATGATATCTACTTTCAATCGATGCGTAGAAGATGGAGCTAAATCCAATCCTCTTTCTTGTAGATACTCTTCTAAGATGTTTTTAACACCGAATTCTAAATTTCTATTTCCTGCTAATTTTCCAATCTTAACTTGATTGGTTACACTTTCAACCCAAATATGGTCATCGGCATCATACATAATGTTACCAGGCGTATTTTTATATCTACCATCGAACTTATTATCAAACCAATCTACTATTTGTTGAGTAATCTCGGTTTGCTCGGTGAAGTGTAGATACACCATCGTTAATTGGAAAGATAGTGCTAATACTACCCATACACATACAAAGTATGCGAACCCTTGTAGGAGTAAATCTCCTAAATTTGAACTTAATTGAAGAACTTTTGCTTTCATAAATGATTATACCTTTACTTGTTAATATAACCATTTATTTAGTATAAATATAAACTTATACTCGAAACCCAAAATATTTTTATTAGTTGCTCAAAGGTGCCTTTATAGTAGGATGTGATTGATAATTATGCATTTCTATATCATCGATTTCGTAATGTGCAATATCATCAACTTTGCTATCTAAAATTTTTAGTGTAGGCAAGTCGTATGCTTTTCTATCAATTTGTTCTTTTGCTTGTTCAATATGATTTGAATACAAATGTACATCTCCGAGATTTCCAATCAGTTCGTCTGTAATCATACCCACTTCTCTTGCGATAATCTCTAATAGTAATCCGTAGGATGCAATGTTGAAAGGTAATCCCAAAAACGTATCTACACTTCGTTGATTCCACATTAGAGAGATTGCTCTTTTAGGGACTGGGTATAATTCATCTATTTCTTGATGGTCACCTCTATAAAAATCCGATGGTTCAAATACACTATAAGTTTTAGATGCTAAATCCAAACGCTCTTCAACACTCAACTCTCTTGTATATAATTGAAATCCATAATGACAAGGTGGAAGAACCATTTGGCCTAATTCTCCAACATTCCAAGCATTGACCATTAATCGTCTTGAGTCTGGATTTGTTTTAAGGTCGTTAATTAGGTTTTGGATTTGGTCTATATACATTGAACCTGCTTCGTATATAGTTTCACCATCTTCTGTTTTTAATGTAGTTTCAATTCCTTTACCCACTCTCCAACTTCTCCATTGTGCACCATAAATTGGTCCTAACTCACCATGTTTGCCAGCGAACCCTTCTAAGTTTTTAATTCTATCAATGAATGTTTCCATAGTTGGCATTTCATAACCCTTACCTTGCCAATAATCTTCGAAACTCTTTTGATAATTTTTATACGCATCACCATTCCAAATATTACATCCATTATTAACCAAATATTTGATGTTAGTATCTCCACGTAGAAACCATAACAACTCTGTTACGATTGTTTTAAATGGCATTTTCTTAGTTGTAAGTAATGGAAACCCTTGTTTCATATTGTGGCGAATCTGCCTACCAAATACCGAAATCGTACCAGTCCCAGTTCTATCTGATTTAGTAACCCCATTATCTAATATATCTTGTAGTAAGTCCTGATATTTTTTATCGATTGTATTCATAAGTCCCAAATTGATTTTTTCTTTCTTTTAAATTTATTAAAAACTAAACTAATTACGAATATTATTCCCTTTATAATTTTCACAATTACTCTCCGCCATTTAATGCAGATTTCACCAATTCGTTTAGAGGTAGTAAAATACAATACACACCAACTGCTTCTAAAAAGTTTAAATCCGGTAAATTGGGTAATAAGATTGTAAGGTATGATATTGCTAATCCAATAAGAGTTGTCATAAACAATACATTAATGGCTATTTTAAATTTATTTTGCATGTTTTATTTATTTAGTTATATTATTATGTAAATATAATAAAAAATTGTTACAATACCAAATAAAAAAGGGATAACTTTCGTTACCCCCTTTTAAATTATGCTAATAAATGATAATATTCTTTGAAATGTTTGATACGGTCTGGTAACCCAATCGTACCACCATTTACTCTTTTTGTGATTTTAGTTACAACTACATCACTTGCTCCTTCATCTGCAATTTTGTGTAATCCATTTTTAGAAAAGAACCATGCAGCCGATGCTAATGCATATTTGGATGCTACTAAATCTGGGGTTGATGGAATATCTACACCAATTGATTTACCAAATGCGGTATAATTATCTCTTCCCGTTAATTGGATATATCCTCTACCTCTGAATTTGTAGCCATCTCCACTTGCTTCACTTCCGTTACCCATTCTATTTGAGTAAACTTTGTTTGCAATCTTTTGTGGGTTTCTATTATATGGTGCAGCAGCTGCTTCGGTTGGAAAGTATTTTCTAAATATACCATTCAATCCTTTTGCGGAATAGTTTAGGTTTTCTTGTGTTAAACGGAAACCACCACTCTCATGTCCACATTGTGCTAAAAAGTGTGCAACTCTCAATGGAGTATTAATTCCAAATTTAGAAGCAACTTCTGGTATTGAATCTATTACAACTTGTGGAACGTGTCCTACAAGTTTATTTAATTTTAATCCCGCAACTTGTGGCGCAGGTGTTGATGGTTGTGCTACAACTGGAGCTACTGCTGGAGTCGATTCCCCCATTATCTTAGCCCATGTAGCAGGTCCAACTATACCATCAGCAGTTAAACCATTTTTTGCTTGCCAAGCCTTAACGGCTTCCTCCGTTTTTGGTCCGAAGTTTCCAATTGGTTCAACTCCCAATTTGGATTGTAATTTTTTAACATTATCGTTAAAATCTCCTTTTTTAAGTAGCATATCTGTATAAGTTTAGTATTTGTTAACAATCTTGTAATCTACAATAGATATTGGTTTAACTACTATTTCATTCCATAAAAATGTTTTATCATTCTTACACTCTTCCCAATCACGACATAAATTATTTTCATTGTCAGGATATGAGAAACGAAATAGATTAGCGGCACGATTGCCTCTATCTGTAACCAAAGTCTTTGCATCCGATTGAAACGCTGCTACTAACTTACCTTTTAATTTAACCAACACATTACTTTCAGGTCTAAAGAATTTCTTAGCCTGTGTTGTAAATGTAGATACTGAAAATTGGAATCCTTGTTGGATTGAATCTTCAATATTTTTTAATCCTTGTGGAGATGTCCAATGAAGTGTTTCAACTTCAATATTATTTCCACCGTATGTTTCTTTTGTGAACCTCTCATCTAATAGGATATATGGTTCTATTGCACTTCTTGAATAAAAGAATGCAATCTTATCATCATCAATATTTACAATGTATCTTTCAAATTCATCTTTTAATCCCCACACTCTATGGTTTACAAAATCTTCTATGAAATCCAATACTTGCTTTTTAGTATAGTCATCATATTGTTCAGTTTCAACATATAGTTGATAGCCGAAGTATTTATTGATTAACCCAACTAAAGTTGCGTTATCATCGATTACTCCACCACGAGTATCATAGCCTTGCTTTTCTAATTTTAGAAACTCATTAGCAATTTGTTCCCATTCTGAAATAGTATGGAAAGATGCTTCCGGCTTATAATATCCTCTTACTGCGTACATAGTTTATCCTTTTGCACCCGTATCGGCTGCTTTTGCTTTAATACCAATTGCTTCTGCAAATGCGTTTGAACGTTTTACCAATGGGATAATAGGTTCATCTATCACTCTAATATTCATTGGTATTTGATTTTTAGGGTGTGCTGCATTATATGCTACAACCGCTGCCCATCTATGATGACCGTCTAATACATATCCATCATTGGAAACGTATATAGGTGCGGCTATTTTAGGATGATTTGGATTCTCTTCTAATGCTTTACTCATCCCAGCAACTTTAACTCCTACAAGCTCACTTTGTGTTGCTTTTAAACGGTCTGGCGGAACTGAATATGGTTTCGATACTCCAATACCCTGCTTCTCCAACATTTGCTTAAAGAACTCTTCCGTATCGGCTTCACCACTTTTATCTTTTGGTAACTTATCAGCCGGAGAACCTGGTTCAGGTGTTCCTTTGAATTGTGGCATATCCTCACGAGGAATGCCTTTGTTACCATCACAATATAAGTTAGTACCTGGAATTGATACTTGGCAAAGATTGAAATTAGGAGCTTGTTCTCCTTTTTCTTTTGCTTGATTTCCCAATTCAGCCAACTTATCAATTATAGTAGAGATTTGTTGTCTTTCGATAGGTGTTACTTGTGAAAGTGGTTTATTTGAAAAATCTCCTCCAGGCATTAAATCCTTCAATTTTGGCATATCGCCATCCTTTTTGTTTTGGGAGTATTTATCAATTATTTGTTGTGCGTATTTATTTCCTGGTTTACCAACAACAGCAGTCATTAAATCCATAGGTTTTAATTTTTTGGATTTTAAATCAGCTATCACTTTTGATAAATTCACATTATTTTCATCCGCCCAACCTGCTACCGCTTGAGTTCTTAAACCCGTTTTACTTGCAATTGCGTTAACAGTTGCCATTCCATCGGATTTCTTTTCAGCTGATGATGTGAAATCACCACCTGCTAATTTTTGTCCAGGTTTAATCGGAGCAGTATTTTGTGGAGTTTGACTTGGTTGCGGTTCTAATTTTGGCAATACACCATTATTGGATGCCTTAGCTTTTTCAATTTCAGCTGGAGTTGGTTTGTCGTGTTTAGATGGGTCATAATTCTGAACCACATAGACATTACCTGTCTTTCTATTCTTAACAATCTGCTCTTCCTCCTTTAATAGTGATTTTAATTTTATCATCTTAATCTACCTTGTCCTCTGTATTTTTTTGGTTTTTCTTCTTTTGGTCCGTAGCTTTTTTTCAATTTGCCACTTTTACGTTTTCCGAATTGAACCTTTTGCGAATTACTCGCACCTTTTGCTTTTGCCATTTTGTTATTCTCTTACTTTAACGTTTATTACTTTGTAGATTTCTTAGCTTTAGGTTTGGAAACTTTTGCTTCCATTTTTGCTACTGCTTCTTTTGCATCTGCCTTTACTTTCTTAGCTTTTACAACTTCAGCTTTTACCTTCAATGCTACTTCCGGTGCTTTTTCTTCTACTTCCGTAACAAATGATTCAACTTGCTTTTCAATTGCATCTGCTTTGGCGAAAAGACTTTTTAAGAATGAAAATAATCTCATTGATTTGTGTTTTAAGTTAACGATTTATTTTAAATATAAATATAAAAAATTTTATTTAAACTCATAACCATAAAATTCATAATTTTTATGAACCGATACGATATCGCCCATAGAAATTGCTTCCTCTTCATCTCTGTAAATGGCATCAACAGGACATTCGGGAATACAAGCACCACAATTGATGCATTCATCTGGGTTTATGTATAATTGTTTATCGAATAATTCATGTGGTTGCATAGTATGTACCTCCACACCTCTACCATCAATTGAAATAGGCCCATTGATACAATCTACTGGACAAACGGATACACATCCCGTATCCACACATCCCACACAACTTTGTCCGATTATAAAACTCATAATTTATTTTTTAATGTTGATGATGATTGGATTTTATCTCCCAATCCATCTACTAATTTGATATCTAGCTCTTCGCATATATCAGTTTCTAATATGGTACTACCAAATTGGTCACCACCATTTGTGAATATATAATTATCTGCTTTTAAGAATTTGTGGATGAACCCAATGGTTCTTGAAACATCTCTATCTGTATCGATTGATATAAATGTATAATCCACACATCCCAATGCATCAATTATAATTTTCCTTTCACTTTCAGATTGGAAAGGAGTTGAACCTTTAAGGTCAACTTGAATGTCGTTATTAATGATAACAGCAAGTTTGTTACCCAATTCTTTACTACGCTGGAGATATTCGATATGTCCTTTGTGTAATGGATTAAAGTAACCACTTGCTATTACTAATGTTTTAATCTTCGCCATATAATGAGAATCTCTTTACAGGTATTTCTATTTCCTCTTGTACTACGATTTCAACTGTTCCCTTTCTGGCATCAATATAAAATTGGGTATCCCCAAATGCTTGATACCACGCTTCGAGTGCATCGGTTAAAGATGGGTACGTTGCATTGGATGAACCATTTACAAATACCCATCTATCTCCCGGCGGAACTCTTTTAAGAACTAATTGTTTTTCTTCTTTAAGTTCCGTTCCCATATTAGAATACTTCGATTATGTTTGTTTCAGAAACTTTAATTACTTCGTACTCCAACTTAACTGCTTCTGCTACGAATTTCTTAACCATCTTAGCTTCTGCTTCCGTTACCGATAACGCATCTACTAAATAGTTTTCTTTTTGTTTTTTAATTTTTCCTTTAGCATCTTCTACTTCGATTGCTACACATACTGCATAAAACTTAGCCATAACTTTTCTTTTTTTGTTTATTATTTATTTAATTAATTACATTCCAAATCCACCTTGTGGAGCTTGTGATTTTTCAACTTCCTTTTCACTTGCTACTACACATTCGGTAGTCAACAATAATGATGCGATACTTGCTGCGTTTTCCAATGCCAAACGAGTTACCTTAGTTGGGTCAATGATACCAGCCTCAATCATATCAACATATTCATCGATTCTAGCGTTGTAACCAAAGTTACCACCAAATTCACGAATTTTATTAATGATTACTTCTGCCGAACCACCACCATTCTGAACGATAGTTCTCAAAGGTGCTTCGATTGCTTTAAATACAATTGAAACTCCAGTATTGAAATCACCCGAATTTATTCTTTCAATTGATTTTAATCCTTGCTGTGCTCTAATTAGAGCCACACCACCGCCAGGAACAATACCTTCTGCTACTGCTGCTCTAGTGGCATGTAGTGCATCATCTACTCTATCCTTCTTCTCTTTCATCTCTACTTCCGTAGTTGCTCCGATGTAAAGGATTGCTACACCACCTGCTAACTTAGATAAACGTTCTTGCAGTTTTTCTTTATCATAGTCTGATGTAGTTTTATCAATCTGATTTTTAATCAATTCGATTCTACTTTTGATATCTTCCGATTTACCACTACCATTGATAAATGTAGTTGTATCTTTATCGATTGTAATTTTCTCAGCCGTACCTAAATCAGCCAAAGTTGCTTTATCCAAAGATAATCCCACTTCTTCACTAATTACTTTACCACCAGTCAATACTGCGATATCTTCCAACATCTCTTTTCTTCTATCACCAAATGCAGGTGCTTTGATAGCTGCTACTTTAAGATTTCCTCTCATCTTATTCACAACTAATGTTGCAAGTGCCTCACCATCTACATCTTCAGCGATGATTAATAAAGGTTTAGTAGTTTGTGCAGTTGCTTCTAAGATAGGTAGGATATCTTTCATTGCTGTGATTCTCTTATCATAGATTAAGATATATGGAGAATCCAATTCTGCATTCATTGTTTCTTGGTTGGTTACAAAATATGGCGATAGGTAACCTCTATCCAACTGCATACCCTCTACGGTCTTAACTGATGTTTCAGTTCCCTTAGCCGTTTCTACGGTGATGATACCATCTTTACCAACTTTATCCATAGCTGATGCAATCATAGAACCAATTTCAGAATCATTGTTTGCTGAAATAGTAGCTACTTGCTCAATCTCTTTGGATGTTTTAATTGGTTTAGCAATATTTGCTAATTCTTTAACAATCGATTCAACTGCTACATCGATTCCTTTTTTCAAATCCATTGGGTTAGCACCAGCTGCTACGTTCTTAATTCCCAATGCGAAGATTTCCTGTGCTAACACAGTAGCGGTAGTTGTACCATCTCCTGCTAAATCAGCGGTTTTTTGTGCAACTTCTTTTACCAATTGTGCACCGATGTTTTCAATTGGGTCTGCTAATTCAATTTCTTTAGCAACTGAAACACCATCTTTTGTAATGTGGGGAACACCAAATTGCTTTTGTAGAATTACATTTCTACCTTTAGGTCCTAATGTAACCTTTACAGCGTTTGCTAATTTGTCAACACCCTCTTTCAATCCATTTCGTACTTCCGTATCGAACTTAATTATTTTTGCCATAGTTTAATTATATTTTTGTTTCCACAAATATACGAATAATATTTCATTATACCAAATAAAAATGGGAGAAATTTTCGTTCTCCCATTTAATTTTTTTATTTGATTATCTACCAAATGTATATCGAATACCTAATTGGGCACTCCACACATCGAATACCGATGAGTTATACTGATGGCTATCTCTAGCCAATACCGTAGAACCATCTACTAATCGTTGAGTTTGTAATCTGTAAGTTGGAACATTGTTTACATCTCTACTTACAAAGTTTAACAATTGCGGTGCAGTTGCTCTTTGAGAAACACCAAATGTATTATCAACCATATTACCAAAGTTAAGAATATCTGCTCTGATTTGGAATGAGTTTCTCTTTCCACCAATCTTAATAAAGATATCTTGTGCTACTGATAAATCAAATCTGTGTAAGTAAGGTAACAATCCACCATTTCTTTCAGCGTATTGTCCTCTACGAGTCGATAAGTATGGGTCTTGGTCTATGAATTTATCAAATGCCGCTTGTTGCTCACCTTCGGTATAAGTTTTACCACCAGCCGTTAAACTTGCGAATTTAATATCTGAACCTTTTAATGGAATGAAGATTAAATCATTGTTACTTACTCTATCACCATTTAAGTCACCCGCTACGATGTAAGAGTATGGGTTAGCTTGTTGCCCTACATATCCTAATGTAATTGTAGTTGCTCCACCCAATCCTTTTCCATATTCAATTCTATATCCTAATAAACCTACAAATCTGTTTTTTACAAATCCATCTGCCAATGATAATCCTAAATCATTATTACCATTAACTGATAATGCTGATTGCCAAGAACCACTAGCAATTGAACCGGCACTCATATAATCTTTTGAATTAGCCGTTGTCCAAGCGATTGAACCCCATAAACCTTTTTGAACAGGCTTTTCTAATTTTAATGTCAATGATTCGTGAAATGCACCATCTCTATTTGTAAGAACTGCTGCTCTACTTACGTTGTTGTTAATTCTTACAGTTACATCACTACCACCAAAACGAGGTCTATTATCTACACCACCCAAAGTTCCAACTGGATTCTGTAAGTTAGCTTCGTAGTAATGAACTGCGTTAAGTGATTTGTTATAAAGATATTCAGCACTTGCTACCAATCCAAAGAATGGTAGTTTCTGGTCTACTGCTAAATTCGTTTTCCAAACTTGTGGGAATTTGTAGTTAGGGTCAGTTAATGCCAAATCAAATGTAGAAGGTAATGTTGGTGTAGAAGGAATGAAGTATTTGTTAGGGTCTGCGGTGAAACCATATTGAGCTGCCGCTGAACCACTCACATCTATAAATCCCGTCAACACACCATTGTTACCAATTTGATTAGATAAGAATACATACGGAGGTCTACCAGTGAATACACCCGTTCCACCTCTAAATTGAGTCGTACCTTGTCCTTTTAAATCGTAATTAAAACCTAAACGTGGTTCAAAAAGAACTTGTGTTTTTGGCATTACAGCCGTATTTAATCTTTCACCATTTGCGAAAGTCATTGCTGATACCGCTGGATTTTCTAATGCTGTATTTTCAAATCCAATAACATTTGCTCTAACACCAAATGTTAATTTCAAATCTTCGGTTGCGTTATATTCATCTTGTAAATATAAATCTAATCTATCCGATTTCAAAGTTTGCATTGGTTCAATTGCGCCAGGCAATGCCGAATAACGGAATTGGAAACGAGCTGGTGCGAATGTAGATGGTCTACCACCATTTGCTAATGATTGATTAGCTGCTGTGTAGAAATCTGCTAAACTATTGAAAATGTAAACACCATTAGATGCGGGGAAAAATAAGTTGTTAGATTGATACTTTTGATAGTTAAACCCACCAACTAATGTATGTTTATCTAAATATTTAGTTACGTTATTCGTAATATTAAATGTAGTATAATCTAATTTATTTCCAGGTGTGAATGGGTCAAATCCTACTGATGTAAGAGTTGTTGCTCCTTCTTTGATATCAATTGTTGGAAACAATGGAGATAAATACCCTCTGTTTTCAATTTGTTTATCATAAGAAACAATTAAGTTATTATGTAATGTATTTGAAAACTTAGAGTTTAATTCCAATACAGCCGAACGAGTATTATCCATAATGGTATAACCACTATTTTGGAAACTCATTGCGTTGATGTTTTGAGTTCTATTACCAAAACCTGCCGATTGTGAATTTGAAATATTGATTTGTGCTTCCGAATCATGGTAAACGTAACGACCCGTTAACTTATGTTTATCATTAATATTCCAATCCATACGAACTAAGAATTTGTCCGATTTGTTTGTATTAGAATATCCTTCAAATGGACCTGTTTCATATCCGAATTCATTTTTCATAAAGTTCGAAAGGTCAGTCAATTGTTGGAAAGTTGGTCTACTTACTTGTGAACCTGGCAATGGTGAACCCGTTGATGTCCAAGTTGTACCTGGTTCAGTTCTTTCAATACCTTCGTAGTTACCAAAAATAAATAATTTGTTCTTAATGATTGGTGCGCCTAAACGGATACCTTTAACTTTCTCATCAAATTTAGATGGAGTAATTGTAGTTCCATTTGCGTTATTACCAACGTAGGTAGAACTATTATCTCTTTGTGTTTGATATACAGAACCTTCAATTTCATTTGTTCCACTACGTGTTACTGCGTTGATACCTGCTCCCGTAAATCCACTTTGACGAATATCGAACGGTGCAACATTCACTTGCAATTGTTCAATGGCATCTAATGAAATAGCACTTGCTCCAGTTCTACCACCCGCTTGTGCCGATGAACCTAAACCGAAGTTGTTATTAAATTGAGAACCATCAATTGTAAAGTTGTTCAAACGAGAATCTTGTGCTCCAAATGAGCTACCATTACCGAATGGGTTGTATTTCGTAATACCATCGATAGTTCTTGCTCCTGTAATTGGAATAGTGGTCAACTCTCTTCTACTGAATTGTTGAGATGCCCCAGTTCTTTGTTTTGAAATTAAACCATTTCTATTAGATGTTACAACTACTTCTTTTAAATTAGTAGCTTCATCAACTAAAAAGAAATTAATATTAGTAGTAATACCCAATTGAGTAGCTACATCTTTAACTTCATCTTTTTTGTATCCCACATAAGTGGTTGATAATACATAAGGTCCTCCTACTCTAACTGCCGGTAGAATATAATTACCATTTTTGTTGGTAGAAGTTGAATACTTCGTACCTGTTGGAGTGTGTACTGCTTGGACTGTTGCTCCAACCAATACTTCATTTTTCTCATTCTTTACAATACCTGAAATTGAGGATGAGGTAACTTGTCCAAATCCCACAAAAGTAGATACCGAAAGGAGAAGCGATAGAATCACTTTTTTCATACTTGTTTTTGTTTTGTTAAAAAAATTGTTTAATTGTTTAATAAAAAAAGGGATACATAATCATGCATCCCTTTTAGGGTATTAAGCCTTACCTTCTTCGGTAGAAGCTTTTCTGTAATCTGTGATTAATTTCTTAACCTCACCGATTGCTTTTCTGGCATTAGCCTGCGATTTCTTAGTTGTTCCATTGTGTTGTTGTACAAAATCAGCAAATAATACTTCCATTTGCTCGAACAATTCCTGCTTTTTACTCATAATTCTAATTTTTAATTTTTAATTTAAACAAATATAAGGAAACTTTTTTACATTTCCAAATTATCTTCCTCTTCTTCTACGAAGTTCTGCCTCTTTTAAATATTCGGCAGTATATTTATTTTCTACTGAAATCGGTCCATTGGGATTTTTTTTCAAATCATATTTCCAAATTGATGTGCACCCCTCTTCTTCGAATATGTATTCAAATTTTGTAGGTTTTACCGATTTACTATTATTTTCTTTAGTATTCTTTATTGCCATGTTCCAAATCTTCCCAAGTATTTTTATAAATTCTATATGAATCCGAATCAAAATGTTCGGTACTCACTTCGAAAATAGTTGCGTTATCATCCAATGCAATAAGTTTATGCGGTGAACCTCTTTCGATATACACTACATCCCCTTCTTTCAATGTCGTATAATTGCGTTTACCATTTTCTGTATCAATCCAATCATATTGAAATTCGCCACTCTGAACATACCACGTTTCATTTTTAATCATGTGATAGTGCATAGAGAAGTGATTTCCTGCTTTTGTAAATACTAAAAGTTTTCCACAATATTGAGAATCGTTATGAATCCACAACTCATATCCCCACGTTTTCTCTACTCTTCTAGGTTGTAATATCATTCTTATTAATTTATATTATACAAATATACATAAAATTATCCAATTTGCCAAGTTCTTAGCCCAAATTTATTAAAAGTAAATGGCTGATTGTATCCTATGTTCAATTTATCTAACTCCTTTATCACATTATACTTCGTATTATCGGGACAATAAAAGAATACAAACCCACCACCACCGGCTCCACTTATCTTACCACCAGTTGCACCGGCATTAATAGCAGTATCATACATTTGTTGTATTTCAGGTGTAGTGATTCCATTTGCCAATAAACTTTTTTGTAAAAACCCAGCTGATAGATGTTCTCCCAATTCATTAATTTTACCTCTAAGTAAACAATCCTTCACCAACTTAGCCCTTTCAGCTATCCAATGTAAAGATGTCATCGAAGTTTGGTTATCATCTTCTATATTTTTAACTTGCTGGTCTAACACATCTGAACTCCTTCTAGTAAAGTTTGTAAAATACAATACAATGTTATTCTCCAATTCATCTTGTACCTTATCCTTTATTCTTAATGGATTTACGATAACATCATCTCCTTTGAATTCCATAAAGTTCCATCCACCAAACGCTGCGGCATATTGGTCTTGTTTACCACCACTTTCTCCCAATTCAACTCGTTCTATTTGAACTGCCATATCGGCAATATCATACTCGCCCAATGGTAAGTTGAATAATTCCTGATAAACTCCGATTAAAGAAACTATTAAAGTGGATGATGTACCCAATCCACTCCCAGTAGGTACATCTTGATATGTAACTATATCATAACCAATAGGTTGTAACTTAAAACGTTTGAATATGTGATTATGGGTTGCTTTAAACAACTTTAATCCATAAGAACAATCTAACTCATTTGAGAATGAATGCTGCTCTCTTTCATCCTTATTTACCCATTCAAACGTAATGTTAGTATCATCTCTTAATTGTAGAGATGTATGAGTAAATAAACGTATTGTAGTATTGATTACTGCTCCGGTATGATTTTTAGTGTAAGATGGAATATCAGTTCCCCCACCACCAAAACTAATCCTGAATGGGACTTTGCTCCTGTATATCTTCTTCATCTGGTATTCCGTTTTCTGCTATCCAATTTTTAACATTTCTTTCACCAACTAATAGAAAGAAACAATTATAACAAAGTGCTCTAATGTTTTCTAATTTTCTATTATTAAGATTACCATCTAAAAAATCAATCAACAATGGCATTTTACCATCTGTGATACGTTCTTCGTTAAATCCACAACTACAACATACTTTTGGTAAATACCCACTATCAAATAATTTGTTTTTGAATTTGAATAAAGGATACTTTAAATGCTTTCCAGCAATTAAATCATCAATGTGATATTTTTTGTTTTTGATTTTTTTGGCACGTTCGATGCCAATACCATACGGATTTTTTAAATCCTCAAAGATACCATATAATTTAGCATATTTCTTATATGTGTTATATGAAATACCTAATTTTCTAGCTGCTTCAAACGCAGAACGTGATGTAGATTGTGCATCTTTGATTTGAGATTCTAATATAGGTTTAGCGCCTAATCCTCTCTTTGTTCCTCTCGGAATAATGTTGGGGAAGAACCCTTCATTTTCATTTTCGTTTTCCATACCAATAACTATTTAGTTTATAGGTATAAGTATATCAAATTAGTTTTAAAGGATAGATTTTGGATAAATATTTTAAAATAATTTCTGCAATTTTAATATTTCCCTCTATACCAGCGTGCCCATCCGATTTAATTCCAAGTTCATCCGAAATAGTAAGGCCTGATTCCATAAACCACATATACATCTGTCTACCTTCAAACCAAACAAAATCAAAATTATTTTTATAATTAACTGAATTTAAAAACACTTGAAATCCGGCATTATCAATTATTATAAATTTTATATTTTGCATTTGCATAAATGAGAGTAGTCCTAAAAAATTATTCATACTCTTCTTTATTTCAATATCGGTATTTGTAAAATTATAAAATGAAGAAACTAAATCAGTATGAACTTTTTTCATATCCGATTTATCATTGCCACTAGCTATATCGGTTAAATCATCATCTGGAAATTTTATTGTTCCCCAAGTTACATTAATAAATCTATCCAATTTGTTTGAATAGATTTCATCTCTCCACCCCGGTGGAATTTCTAACATAAATAATGTATCTTTTAAATCAACTTGATTATCGTAGATATATTGGTAAGTTCTTCTAATTATCCTATTCAATGAACCGCCTGATTGTGAATCGTTGTGAATATTTATGTTTAGCTTCTTTGCCACCACATTTGGATATGCATAATCTATATGATTTTCAATATCGATATTGAGTATATCTTTGTATTGCTGTCTAACATTTTCATAGTTGAATCCACCGGCACAACTAAAACTACATCCATTTGCGTATATTTTATTAAAAATAGGAGCTATCATAGTATTAATTTAACCAATGTTGAAAATGTGGTATCTGGATTAGAAGATGTATCTAAATTAACAAAAAATTCGGTAGGTGGTTCGTAATCTAATGCAAAGAAGTTTTCTCTACCTCTAATTTTTTTAGTATGGCAGTAGATTTCTGTAACATTGCATTCGGATTTAAAATTATTACGGAGTTCTTTGTAAGGTGCTACCAATGATATTACAACATCATTACCATTGTTATCTAAGAATTTAGCTATATCAAATGCTTTCTGAATATTTTTCTCCCTACCTTCTTTTGAGTAATCGGTATTTGGGAATAATTCTCTCAATTGGTCACCATCGATATGGAATACAGATTTTCTCCAATTTTTCTTATCAGTTTGTAACCATATTTGTAACTTCTTAGCCATAGTAGTCTTTCCACTACCAGGTTGACCTGTAAAAAGGTAAATTGCCATAACTTATTTTTTTGGTATCAACGATTTTAGTTTGTTTATGTTTGTTGATTTTGGTGCCTTTGGTACATCGTGCTGAACGTGTCTTACTTTCAATGATATCTTTGGATATTTCTTTTCCAATGCCTTAACGGCTTGTACATTTTTATTAGAATCATCAATAAAGAACACATCGTTTGCTCCAGCTTTGATTTTATCTTCAATCCAATCTGCTTTCTTTTGTGGGTCGGAATCGGCTAATGCCACTACATATATGTTCTTCAAACCAATATCAGATAAATAATCCTTAACCGGCTTATATGCTGCTCTTGCAGTCAATATGTAGATATCAGAGCCACCAACTCTTACGATATTTTTAAGTAATCTTGTAACTCCTTTTATTTCCTGTGGTTGGTTTACTTTTTGGAAATCCGAAAAGTCAAATTCATCTCCACTCTTTGGTTCATACACCGCGTATTCACCGGGAGTCAATTTTAGCTTTTTACCATTAGATTGAGTAACGTATATATGTGATACGGTCTGAACCAATGTATCATCAAAATCAAATACTCTAATTTTCTTTTCACCGGCTTCTTGCAATGGATTAAATGCGAAAGCGTTCATATTGGAATATACTTTTCCAAATTCAACTTTCATTCCATTCCACATCCCAGATGTAAAGTTATTAACCATTTAATAATGCTTTTTTTGCTTTCGGTAGTGCTTTTTCTAACTTATCATTTTCTTTTGTAAGAAACTCTACTTTAACACTCAATGCTGCCACTTCTCTAGTCAATGCCAACACCATATCTCTTAATGTATCCTTTTCTCTACCAGCTTCAACTAATAAGGCTTCTAATTTAGCGATACGGTCTTTGCAATCGTGTCGAATAAATTCATCATCTTTTTCTTTTCTTTGAGCTCTTTTCTCATAGTAACGAAATGCGGATGCTCCTCCTAACACAGTTATTGCTGTTATCATTACCGAATACATATTTTCCATATCCACTATTTTAATTTAGGTTCTCTTTCGCCATCGTTGCCATCCATAGCATCGTGTACTGAATTTAGGTTTTCCAAAGCGACTGTAAGTTGTGAATACATCCAAGAATCCAACTCCTGTCCTTCTTTCATTCGAGTTTCAATCATATTCGCATAATCAGCGATTCTTTCCAAATTACCCATAGCCATTTCTTTCAAACCGGCTAAAGTTTCTTCGGGAGAGTTTTCATCACCTTCGTTCATTTTTTGTTTAAGTAGTTCAGTCATTTTATTAAATACCTGCTCTCCTCCATTTTCTCCAAAACGATATGCTCCGCCCAATTTCTCGTAAACTCTGATTTTCTTTTTCATCGGAATATCTTTCTCGTTTACAGCTTTCCAAATAGTTGGATGAGTTATTTCAAATTTCATATTAATTTTTTAGTATATTTTAATGGTTTACCCATGATTACATCATATAAATATTGAAAAAAAAATTCATGGCCGATTTTATTCAAATGTTTATCAGAATTAGTTACCCAAAATGATGAATTATTTTCAATTATCTCGTCCATTAAGCTATATCTACCATTAAATGTAATCATATTGGATTTATATTTCTTAGCAAATTGCTCATTAAATTGGCTATATGCATATCTTTCAGTAGCGCTATCCAATTCAGCATCCAATGACCATATATAAAATTTTACATTTCTATTAGTTAAATAATGTGCTATAAATTCAAATTTAATTAAATCCTGTCTGATATATTCATCCATATCCAATGATTTGAATTCAAAGAAAGTATTTTCTATTGTATTGAATCTACTATCATCTCCTAAATGTATTGTAGTATTTTTAAAATGGTCTAATATTCTGTGATAGAATCCAATTCCAACTATTACAATATCACCATCTGTTATGGTTTCATATTCTTTAAAAAATTTGTTTATAATTTCACCATTACAGCAACCAATCAATGAATGATTGATTAAATTCAATTCTAATTTTTTGGATAATAGCTCTGGCCAACTTTCTTCTATCTTAACCGAACCATCTGTGGTGAAATGTGTTGAAAACGAATCACCAAAAATAATCAAATTATTGTTCATTTTAATTAATTTTATCTAACTCCGATTGAAATGCTTTATGAGCAATTTGTTTAAATTCTTCTTTCCTATCAATACGGCTTAATACTGAATCATAGTAAGTTCTATCTCTATATGCGTAGTTCTCACATACCACATAGTTCTTTAACTTAAATTGATAAATATTAGAATTTTTCTGATTTAGTTTTTCAATTCCCCACATTATAAATGTATCCTCTACTCCATAATGCCCTAATGCTTCTGGCAATGGAACACTATCCAATAGTGCTTTTGATAAACAATTAAACCAACCACCGCCAAATTTAGTTTTAGGTTGCCCAAATATATCATTTGAAACTACTTCCACCTCAACATTACCAACTTCACCCGAATCTACGAATGGGTTATTTGTTTTACAATAATCCAATTGCTTATTCAAATAATTTTGATTAACCAAACAATCCCAAGTGCTATCCCAATATCTAACTATTTCAGGTGAAATTATGTATTGATTGATATTATTTTCTTCAATCATATCAATACTACTCTCCATATAGTGTAAAACCTTATCATCAAAACATATATCAGTATCTAACCATATAAAATGAGTTGCATCTTTACATTCTAAATGGGCAAATCTTCTATGTGATACGCATCCCATAATATCATCCCTCATTTGAAACGTAGATTTACTAGCCCAATTTGTTAATGATTTTAATGCATAAAATTTATCAATAAAAAATTGTTTAGTCAATTTGGAGTTCTCCCAATCAATTAAATAATCGGATGTTGATAGTGATATGTAAAATTCATAATTACTACCATTAACATATTTAGATGTTTTGTTTAAGTCTACCAACAACTTTTCCAAATCATCTATTTCGTGGGGTAAAATGAATACCGTTAATACTATTTTTTTCATTTATATAATTTTTTTGTAACTAAATTATTTAATTCTTCGTTTCTATCATATTGATGAACCAAAACGTATGGCGTATCACCATTCATTATTAAATCATTTTCGATTTTTAAATTCTGCGTAGTAGTTCCAACTTGCAATGCAAAATCTGAACTAATAGATATCTTATCTCGTATAAGTTGATTATGTATAATAAAGTTAAACGAACTTTGGTCGGTAAAATGTCTTATATCACCTGATTGCGATACTAACCAATTTAACATTAGTAATTCTTTAACTGCTTTACACTTCCCAGCTATTACACCAACGTTTCCAATTGTGTTGGGTTTAATCCAATCCCAAAACATCGGTCCATATCCTTCGTGAATATTTTTATGTCCCCATGGCTCATTCTCGTATGTCACACATTCGGATGCGCAAATGATTTCTGTTTTAAGATTTTCTGCCAACCAATCCGATGGATTTAATTGCCACACAATATCTCTAACATCCGTTGTGATAATATGATTCCACGTTCTATCGGTTGTATTTAAAAAATACCACATATCAATTAATCTTCTCATGTGAGGGTGTCCTTCCAATTCGGCACCATAACACTCCCATCCAAATGAAGAAAGATATTCTATTGTTTCATTTGGTATGTTATAACATATCATCACTTTATCACCACTAAACCCTGATTTGTTTAATGATTCAACATATATTTTAATCTTTTCTGGCAAATAATTTGCTATTGCTGATATAACTAAGTCTTTCATTATCTTCCGTATTTTTGCCAATCGTTATGTTTGAATAATCCCTCACCGTGTGCAACTCCTATATTTTGTTGTTGAGCCCACCATTTAGATATGTTACCTTCCAAATCGATACCATCTCCGGCAAATTGTTTAACGGTATCTAAATAAAATTGTTTCTTATACATAGTTGGATTATTAGTCCAATTGCCCCATCGAGAAGTTGTTACGAAGTAATCTCCCAAATACTGTATCTTATCGGGAAATTCAATTGAAGGGTCTAACCAATGTAGTGAATCTAAAAGATGTGGCGAAGTGCATCCAATCTCATCATCATAATAATTCAATTCATTACCCTTGTGTCTAAATGAAAAATGTGGATGACCAGGTTGATTACGATGTCTATATCTAACGGCATCATATCCATTAACATCCAACATCTGAATACCCGTAAGTAATCTATCATAGGTAGTTTCTCTACTTTCAATCAAATTCCAATCATGCTCTAATACCAATACATTATCAGTTTGTGCATTTTCAGTCAATCTAAGAAATGCTTTACCTATACCAATATTACTCTGTAATGCTATAAAATCCAATCCAAAATGTCTTGCGATTTCTACATCTTGCATCGATGCTTCTTGAAACAGAATTGTAACATCATTTACAATATCAAATAATCCATTTTGGTGATAGGTAGTTAGTGTATCTACTAATACTTGCCCACTATTCCAAGCTAATATTCCAATACTAATTGGTAGTTTGTCCATTTCTTAAATAATTTATAAAGTTTATTTGGTCTTGCTTCTTAACCTCATCCCATTGAGTTTCATCGGAAGTCGTGCTCATTTCAGTTTCTACTTTGAAATTTCTTAAAATTCCCTTTGGTGCGGGATTTACATCTTTAATGAAGTTATCACCATACCATATTTTAATGTTTTCTGGAATATTAATCCAATCTGATTTATGAAACATAATCATACATCCCCATCCCCAATCATTTACACCAGGTTGCCATTTATCTATATACGGCCCTTTGGTATCATCTATTGGATTTTTATAATTACCCTCACCCATTCCAATAATTCCAAATTCAGAAAATACTTCCGTATTTATTAAACCAAATATATTTGGGTCAAAGTTTATATCATCATTCAATAGAGCTATATGAGTGTTTCTAGCCAATTCAATTCCCCAATTCCATGCAGGATTTACATAGATGTTTTTACCAAATGAAACATGTCTAACTTTTTCTACTTTCCCATCCAATACATCTGTCAATTGATTATTTATTACAATAATCTCATCTACATACTCACACTCATTTAAATCTGAAAGTAATTTTTTAGTTCTGTCTGATTTCCAAAGTGTTGGAATTACTATTGTATATTTATCCATTTATTTTATATTTTTCAAATTCACCAATTAACGTATCTACGACTTGTATTTGAGTATAATTGTGTAATACTTTTATCATACCATTATGAGCAATCCTTTCTCTTTCCTCTTCATTTTCATTGTAGTAGTTCATCTTCTCTATACAATCAAACATATCATTGTAGAAAACTATTTCCTCACCTTCTTTGAATATAGATTGTAATTCGGTTGTAGTATTCAATCTATCAGTCAACACTAATTTACCACAAGCCATTCCTTCGAATATTCTACGAGTTATTTCACCCCATCTACTATTCTGAATAACCATCAAACCACTATTCAAAAATTCAGTATGTTCTTTTGGCCCCATACCATTTTTATTACCAACGACACCTTCTGCCCATCTTGTGAGATAATCTAAAAAATCAGAACTACCTTGCCCACGTGTAGTAACTGCTACATACTTCGGCTCAATATTCATTGGATATTGAACTGCCGTATCGGCAAAGTGGTTTATCCACATAGCATTAATACCTCTTTTAATATATTCTTTACAACTTTCGGATGCGGGTGTGATTGTTAAATGGAATCGATTTGCTTTAGGATAGTTTCTTTCAAAATTTTGAGGGTCATCTCCACTTTCTTGTATCCAAAATGCAGGAACTAAATCTTTGTTTAAATATTGTGAATCAAATCTACCCCAATCCATAAACAATACAATATCGGTTTGTGGTTTGGAATCTATCCAATTTCTTAAGTCTGAATCGTTTGTTTTTACAATTTGGGTTTCCCACCCTCTTTCTTTAAATTCGTTTACTAATGCCAATGGAGTAGACCACTCTTCGCCATCTTTGTAATCGTATATGAATGTTATTTTCATTTTGCGTATTCGTTTCTTTTAAAATTTACCAAATAATGATTTAGATTTTCTAAATTATATGGTGAGTATGGTTGCCAATCTTCTCCGTTTTGAATAAAATCCGTTTCTGCTTTTGTTCTACTTTTACGAATATTCTCTAACTTTAAAGTCTTAGCATACTTACCAGTCATCCACCAAAAATTACCAGAATATATTCTCCAATTTGCAATCGATGTAAATAATACACCATAGGTATTAAACTTGCTTCGTTTAAAAATATCAAATACATTTTGTACTTTTTCTATATTAAAGTAATTCATCAATCTTCTCCAAGATTCAATATTATCGTAAGCAGGTGTATCTATTTTAGATGCCCCCTTTGTATGAAGATACAAAATATAATCGGAATCTCCAAATTTTTGTATATCTTTTTCTATCAAATCTAACGTAACAAATTCGTGTCCATTGCTCTGTATATCTCTCACTTTCCAATTTGGATTATCATATCTATTCAATTTTTTTAACATCCAATCAATTGACATGTTATCTTTTCCAATTGAAATTCCCACATTTAGAATATATGGAAAATTAAAATGAGCCTCTATCAATGATAGTTGCTCATTTATTATAGATTCAACACCTTCTACCGCATATATGTGATAATAGATGTGAACCATTATATAGTATCGTAATAATTGTTTTGTCGTTCTTGTCTTTCGATTGTCTTTGGATGCTGAATACAATATACCTCTTCTAATGGTAAATTCGTATAACTTTCAAATCCTACAATTCTCTCATGCACTTTACCACTCCATCCAATTTTATCGGAATTTTTGTAAATACGAGTTTGTACATCTGGAAAGTTTACCCATCCGTTTTCGTTCACACTCCATCCCCATTTTTGAATATGAGCTTGGGTTAATCCTTCAACGGTATTGATACGTGGAACTAAGATAAGTTCTTTATCTGCGTTATTATCCAATATATCTTCTAAATTATGAATTAAATCATTCGATAAGAATTCATCCGCATCTAATTGGAATATCCATTCACCTTTACATTGTGAATTTAATAAGTTCTTCCATTGTGCAAAATCTCCAGCAAATTCAGATTCTATAACAGTGATTTTATCGGCATTTGCTTGTAGTTCCAAATATTCGATTAATTCAGTCTGAGCTTTAGGTGTATCCAATAAAACTACAACCTCTGAATTTTCTCCTTTGTAGTTTAATAACTGATTGATTAGTCGTAATGTTTCATCATATTCATTACATACTGTAATTGCGTAACTAATTTTCATCTATTTCTAATTTAATTGTAGGAACATCATTTACTTGCTCCAATATTTCTTTAAGTTCATCCCATTGCTTCGGTGAAATATTATAATGATGTACCCCCATTGCGAATCCTTTCAACCAAATAACAAATTCTTGTGATGTCATAATGTAACTATTTATTTTTCTTTTTTAATTTTTGGATTTCTTTTTGAGTCTGAATCCGTTCTAACTGCGTAAGTTCATCGCATTTCCAACACCACTCTTTGTCGGTAGTATCCCAATTATGTCTTTCGCATTTAGCCATAACCTATTTTTTATGTGGAGGAGTTAGTTCCTCAATATCCATATTTAATTTGATTATTCTCCCCAATCCACTCATCTTATAAGTTCTATAAGCATCATTTGTGATTACCGGTACTTTTGCTACAACCGATTGGTAGAATTTCTTAGCACCACCTTTTATTTGTAAAGAATTTTCATCCTCATCTACAAACTTACCAAAGAATTTTTTAATCAAATCAGGTCTAACATTACTAACCTTTACAGCATGAACTACATCTTTAGCTTTGGATACAAATAATGTATAGATGATGGGAGCGGTTGTTTCCGTAAACTTACCCTTCGTGCCATCTACATAATCATATTCTTTGATTAAATAGAAATTACCCCTAACCATTTGATTAGGAGTAATTGCATGTTTCTCATCTATATACTTACCGTATACTCTATTATATGTTATCATTTTTACTTAACATTTTCAATTTAGGTAACTGTAGTTGTTGAAACTTTGGTTGAGTTTTAGTATAAATACTATACTGATTTAAAATAGAATCAAACCCTTCGGTCATTTTTGATAAACTGAAATTTGCTAAGTTGTGTTTTCCTAATTTAGATGATTCGTTCTTATATTTATTATAATTCTTATAAACATCTTTGATTATAGGTAATGCTTTGGAAACATTTACATTGAACCATTTAGCTTCTTTTAATAAAAATTGGTCAGCTGCCGATTCGTGTACTGCTTTCAATTCTCCTTCTAATAATACAGCCCCTTCTTTTAAGAAATCCAAATGCCCACTCCAATTAGAAACAATTACAGGCTTACCCGTCAAACTGAATTCTAATAAAGGTCTACCAAATCCTTCACCTTTTGTAAAGTTTAACATTGCTTTTACCTTTGGATGTTCATATAATCCATTCATTTGAGATGGAGTTAAATCACCATGTAATAGATAAATTGGAACTGATTTATAATCGTTGCCCAATACTTCTCTGATTTTCTTAATAGTGGCTTCTCTATCTAATACACTAAATCCAGCCGAAGATGTTTTTAAAACCAATGCAGGTTTTACTTTTTCATTCTTAAAAGCCATTGCGAATGTCTTAATCATCATTCCCACATTCTTTCTATCTTCACCCAAATCACCTCTTAGCCAATGTCCTACGAATAAGAATGCAAAATCTTCTTTGATTGAATCCAATTCAGTTACATGTACCACTACATCAGTTCCGAAATCAAGTTCATCAAATCCTTCAAAGAGAACCTCTATCGGTTTTTGAATTTTATGCTGTGCAATCAATTGTCCACTATTTCTATCCTGCTCATTATAAACAGAATCTACTAAACTCTTTTTAGAATGTTCGGATGGAACGATTAATAAATCCATTCTATTACATCCATGTACCCAATCCAATGCACAATGTGTCGTTTCAATTGCGGCAGTGATACCAATGTTGTAGTGCCCCAATGGTTGAAATTCATTTGGTACTGTGACCTGAATGTAGATATCTGGCTTACTTTCTATTTTTGGTATAATACTATTAACTACCCATTTATGAAATTCGTTATCGTAATTAAGAGCATCCATTGGAGTTTGTCCCCAACGTGTACTAATTACTTTAATTTCGAATTTATCTAATTTATATAGTGAATGTAATAAGTCCCTAGCGTGGTCACCATATCCACTTCTCGTTGCTACCGGTCCTTGAAATACTAATGTCGGTTTCATATTATAACTCTATTAACTTAAATTTTTGTTTTGGTTTCCAATTTGCGAAAGCTCCTTCCATACCATCTACTAATGATTGGCACATAGCCTCTCTACTTAGTAATCCATCGCCTAACATCCATTTTCTACCTTTTTCACCTGCTATATCTCTATCTTCTTTTGGAGTTAAATACCATTCCATAATAAGTGGCGAAATATCTTCGAAATCAACTCTATCATCAAAAATATATGGAGTAGGAACTGAACCTGTTGTTGAACGTACTGGCCAAATTGGTTTAACCCAATCTCCCCATACTACACCGGCTTTTTTATGCTTATCATGCAATGAACCAATTTCAACATAATCTTCAGCGGTTAATAATTTACCCGTTGCGATATCTCTGAATCCACATTGGTCTTGCATACCACCCGTTACATTTACAATGATTGGAGTTCCAGCCATTACCGATTCTGCGGTTGCTAATCCAAATCCTTCATTTGATGCCACATTGATTGTAACATCTCCAATGTTATAAAGATAATTCAATTCGGTTTCAGTATAACGATTTGGTGCAAATATCACATTAGTTTCAGGTGAACAACAATGTGCAATTGTAGTTGGTAAGTCTGTACCATGCTCTTGAATAGGTTCGGTGTGCATTAATAAACAAACCTTATCTCTTTTTTCCGGAGCAAGCGCGGCAACAAACTTATCAAATGCTAATATAACATCGATTGGTTGTTTTCTACGAATGTTTCTATTATTCCAATATAAAACAAATTCATATTCTTTTTCTCCAAAGATACTTTTTTTGAATTCTTGCGGAACATCTACTTTTTTGTATAGGTCTGAATTAATACCATGTGGTACATAGCTTACTTGCCAATCAGCAGGTGGTGTCCAATGTGATTCCTTATCCCACCCCCAAACTCTCTTAGTAATACCATAGGTTTGTTTTGAGATACATCCAATCCAATCACAACTTTCATAATAATTTCTATTATATTTTGGGTCTGGCAAATCATCCCAAATGTGATAAAAGAATAACGGAACTGATTGTCTAATTTCGTGTTCAATCTCATATAACCAAATCCAATATCTTGGGTCTGTAAAGTGTAAGATTGCATCCGGCTTCTCAATCATTAATAATTGCCTAATTATATCAGCGTTTCCATACCCATCTGATGGGTAGATTTTCACATTTGCATCCGATACGCCCGTTTGAGCACGAACATCATCGTTTAAATCTAAAACCTTACCTGCTTCTGGATGTTTGATTGCTGCCCCCAATTGAACCCAATCGTATTTGTCAACTGTTCCCATAACCAATTGTTTGGAAACGTTAGCGATACCACTCGCCATTCGTAAATCATCTGATAATAACAGAATCTTCTTTTTTGCCATAACTGTTTTGTTCTCTTAAAATTGTGAACCACTAGTTTGTAATATAGTGTATTCATTTAATTGTTTTCTAAATCCTTCATTTTTGGTATAAAGGTCTAAAGTTCTATTAACAAGTCTTTGAAAGTTTAACCCACCTTGTATGGTTACCATTTTAAATTCCTCATCATATAACTCCTTTATAACTTTAACCGTAGTTAATTTTAAATTTGCCATAATAGTTTATTGTATATATACATATATATAACAAAAATTATTTTCCATCACAAATTCCTCGTTGTTTAAATTCACACCAATCACATAGCTTTGATGGTCGTTTTGGATATTCCACATCGGTTCTATACGAACCATCTTCATTAAATACACTATCTACGAATTCGGTAAATCCTTTCCATGCTTTATTCATAGATGGTTTACCGCTCGCAGGAACGTGTCTACTAATACGTGGGATATGGAAATCAGCCGTTTCCGATACTTTACGTTTTAGAATCATAAATTCAACATCAATCATATCAGGTGAAATACCTAATAATTCTGCGTAGAATTTTTTATATAATAAAATTTGTGAATTTTTAACCGGGTCGGTTTTCTGATATTTACCCCATCCTCTAGTGGATGTTTTGAAATCGGTAATACGATATCTACCAGTCGATTTGTTTCTAACAATAAAGTCAATAAATCCTAAAAAAGATACATTCTCACCTATCTTAGTATTGATAACTTGCTCAATTGCAACTAACTCATCATCTTTTAAAGAAAAAAAGTTGTTGAAATTTTTAGATTTCTGAAAGTAGTCTAAAATTAGATACCCATCTTCTAAAAACTCCACCAACTCTTCTTTAGAACATATCGGGTTTTGCCCATCGTTTGATTCCTTAATAAAGAATTCTCTCATTTTTTCTTTAAGAAATTCTTTTGTATTCATATTCTTATCAGCTTGTGATTTGGATATGGTAAGACATCTACTTAGATACTCTTGTAAGGTTTCGTGCATCGCAGAACCAAACACCGAATGTATATTAGACGATGAATCTCTCAACTCATCTATGTAACTAAATTTGTATTGTTGTGGACAACTACTCCACATACTATATTGGGAAAATGAAACTCTAGCCATTACTTATATTGTTTATACAAATATACAACTTTTATTTCATTATTCCAAATATTATATCTTTAATTTTAACTTTGTAATTTGCTTTTTGTCAATTCCGTATTTCTCCGAAATGTACTTCAAATTCTCTCTGCCTTCTCTGGTTGCATATAATACTTCCAAATAGTCGTGTGCTTGTCTTTCTGAACAACTATATTCTTTTTGAAGTAATTCCACGATAAATGCTTCATACTTTTCGGCAGATTTACCTTTCATATATTTCAGAAAATACCTACCTTTTGGAATAACATTGATATACAACTTATACATATCCTTCGGTTCAAGTGTTTGAGTCAAAGGTAGTATAGTTGCAATCAATTCAACCCAATCAGGGTTCATCGAAAGAAAACGATTAATCATAAAATTACTCCACGTTTTCTTATCTTCTTCCGATAGTTTTTCATAATACTTCGGGTCTTGCTCGTTGGTTATAGCCTTTATGTGGTCAAATAACGTTTTACCAGCCATATTATTCTATTGTTGGAGTTTTAACTTCTCTTAATTCAAGAGGTAATAACTCTTGTAGTGGTTTTCCACAAGCCGTACATAAGTACATTTCAATTGGAATAATTGTATCCTGTGGGTTTCCAGTCATTATCTTACTTAATTTTTTGAATCTATAACCTGGCATAAATGTATTATTACCACAATCACAATTCATATCCCTTGCATCTTTTAAATTAATACCTGCCGGTAATCCTTGTCCTTCCATTATCTTATGATATTTATAAGTTGAATTAATAATGATGCGAATACTATTTCCTTATCAACAACCAATGCATCTTTTGATTGTGCTTCAGCGATTGCTAAAATGATATTTGCTGTGTTACCACCTGCGTAATCATCTACTTTATCGTATAAGAAAGTGTACATCTCTGTATAATCAGTCATCTGATTATCTAATACCATTTGTCTTGTTTTCAAATATAGATTTCTCTTATCATCATTACCTTTAAGTGCTTCCACTAATTTGGTTTTGAAATCTGATTCAATCATAATTGCTTTATCCACTTTCAATTCTCCCTTATTCGATTGTAATTGACAGGTATTTAAAATTCTGCGGATATCTGGGTAATATGTACTTACGATTTCAGCTACATTTTTTAAATCGTATGTAATCTTTTCAGTATCCAAAATCTTAGCTACTTGCATTGCTACATCCTTTTTCGTTGGAGGTGTGATTGCAAATGATTGACATCTACTTTGAATTGGGTCAATGATTTTTTCAATGTAGTTACACGTTAAAATGAATCTACAATGCTTACTAAACGTTTCCATTAAGTTACGCAAGATTGCCTGTGCATTTGGAGTCATATAATCAAACTCATCCAAAATTACAACCTTAAATCCAGCAAAACCTACCGATGATGCGAATCCTTTTACTTTGTTACGAACTGTATCAACGTTGTTTTCATCCGATGCGTTAATAATCATAAAATCACATTTGATTGTGTTTACGATTAATTTAGCAAGTGTGGTTTTACCTGTCCCAGCTTTTCCATATAACAATAGATGTGGGATATCGTTACTATCCAAATATTGCTGAATAGTTTCTTTGATGGTTTCGTTACCAACATAGTCAGCTAAAGTTTGTGGGCGGTATTTCTCCACCCACAAGCTATGCTCTTTTGTATTAATGTTATTTGCGAAAAAGCTCATAATTAATTTTTAATGAATACTCCATTTTCGGTTTTACCCGTTCTGTCTTTAATCTCATTCCAAGCTGCTTCTAAACAATCAACAGGTTCTAAGCCTAATTGTTTTGCTAAGATAATAAGTGTTACAAATGAATCACCAATACCATCTTTGATTTCAGCTTCTTTGTTTTTCAACAATGCTCCAGATGTTTCACCTACCTCTTCCATTACTTTTAGTAATTGTTTAGGTGCATTTTCTTTTTTTAAGATGTTTTTATCATCTGCCCATTGGCTTACGTTTTCGATTAAATTGTCAAATGTCATATTATTTTTTTTGTTCTGCTCTTAATTTTTTAGTTTCTTCTGTGATTTCTCGTGGGAAGATTCTAAATGCCATTCCGTTTTGAGTAAAGTTCATTCCTTCCGATTTTACTGGCTTCAATTCAAATGTAAGGTTTCCAGGTTCTTCACCTTCTGCCGACCATCCAAATACTACCGGCTCATTATCAAAGAATTGAAAACACCATTCGGCATCTTTCAATGGTTCTTCGGGTGTAGTTGGTAGAACCGACCCATTTGCCGATTCTAAATTTATTTCTTCGTTTGCTGCGAATCCGTTATCTTCTATCATAATTTATTAGTTTGAGATTTCCACTAAATAATAACGACAATTGAACTCATCAATTTTGAAATTGATTGTAGCCAATCCATCTGGCGATACACTCAATTTAGCCGATGTAGCCTCTTTGTTAGCCGTTAAGATTTCTTTTAAATATTTTGCTGAAAATGAAATTGGTTTTACATCACCTGTGAATCCTTTGATTGCTGTGAATGTAACTCTATTTGTTGAGATTGTAGAGTAACCAATTGCAAGTTTTAAATCACCACCTTCTGGGAAGATTGTAAATGTATCGATATCACTCAATGCTCCCTTTGCTTTGATGAACTTGTCAATCATAGAAGAAGTCATCTCAATATCAATATTGAAATCAGGTAATTGTTTCAAATCAGGTACAACCGGAATTACACCTAAATCTGCTAATTGATACGAAGTTTCAGTATCATCCGATGCTAATTTCAATACGGTAGCTTTATCACCAGCCATATCTACTTTTAAACTTAAATCGTTATCTAAAATTCCTACCAAATTCTTTAATAAAGAAGTTGTGTAAATACCAATGTTGAATGGGGTTGATGTAAATCCATCAAAATCCACTTCACCTAACATCGTTTTGTCATCGGAAATAAATCTAACTGATAATTTAGTTCCTTCTGCGTTCCATGCTACTGATTCAATTACTCCACCTAATGAGTATTTCTGAATGAAGCGTAATAAATGTTGCTTGTTCATACTTTTTTTTTGTTTGTTTAAAATTTAATTATTGTTCTACAAATATACTATAAATTTTTCAAAATACCAACTGTTTTTAGATATTTGTGTAAATTTTGTGCATATTCTTTGTTTTCATCCGATGTGGCATGCTCATGTACATCTGAATATTGTTTATAATCTCCATCGAATCGGTTATCATCGGTGTATTCGGTATTAACGAATGTACCATTCCAGATAAATGGGATATTTTTGTTTTTTAAATAATTGGAAATCAGTAAATGATTTTTTAACCAATTGATGTAATCATCTTCGGGGTTTGATACTGAACTTAGCATTTCAAATTCACGCATACCATCCGAATGTTCTTTATAATATCCCCAAGGATTTAAAGCGAATGGTTCAATTCCACCATCGGATTTGTAATATTCTCTACGAGATGGATATGTGTACATTACTAAAACTAAATTCGGAGTAACCTTATCCACAAACGTTAGAATTGTTCTAGCTATATAGTCATTACTTCTACCACTATACCCAAAATTCAAATCCACACTATTTGGAATGGATTTAGATAAGTGATACGGCCAAGTCCCATCATCGGAAACGCCTATCCCTTCGGTATGCGAACACCCAACACTCATTATTTTGAATCCATTTTTTAAAAACGAATCACCTCTGAAACCTAATTCATTATAAGTGTAGGTATTCTCCGAACTATTATCCGAACCAGAGCCTTGGAATCTTCTTCCAACTCTCTCTTTCAGTTTCCATCTGAATGATGTTACATCAAATGTTATAGGTTTCCAAAATTTTAATCCTTTCATTAGAATGCGAAAAACTTTTTAGCTGTTTTAGTATCGTTTGATGCTTTCTCCCATTTCAATGCGTTATAGAAATCATTTACTTTATTTTCCAACTCTGCTTTATAAATCATATCTCTATCAACATATTGCTCTACGAAATCCATAATCTCTTTCGGGTCATTATAATCCTTAAATGCCACAGTATCTAATCCCAATGGATTTGTTTTAAGATATACCCATTTTACTTTATCTCCATCTCTAATCGGTTCGTTCTTAAACGGGCAATCAAAGAATTTCAATAATCGATTATAGGTAATACCAGCTTTGACGTGTGCAGGAGTTCCTTTCTCAAAAGATGCGATTGATTCTCCACCATCTTTTCTCCAAGTACCTTTATCATACTTACTCAACTCCTTAATTGCCCCACCCTTTGCTATGGTTCTCACCGGCAATGATGGCATACTATTTTTGAATTCCAATAACTTCTTATCAACATAATCATTATCTTTACCCATAAGGATATCTTTCAACATACCACTCATTTGGTCCTGAAATGCTTTTGGAAATGATGAGCGAACTACATCTAATCCTTTAACATCTAACTTATCACATGGGATACCATTTTTCATAATCATCCATTGTGCGTATCGTTTCTTTGCTACCCAAAATCCTGCTTTACTGATATATTCTTTTTTGATTTCAAATCTATGTTTCTCTTTTGGAATATAGAAGAATCTTTCTGCTAACATATCATAGAAAGTATTCAAAAATGTTTGAGTTTCTTCAGCGATGGTGTTCACTTCGGTTGCCATTCTCTTCTCATCAAACTCTTTATAATTTGGATAACGATGTTTTACCAATGGCTCAGCCATCATATAGATAGAATCCGTATCGATATACACATTATAATCTATTTTAGTACCCAACTCCTTCCAATATTTGATGTTAGCCATTTCAGCAGTTTTTTTAATTACTACTTGCCCTGTCAATGTTACTGCTTCTGCATTATCCACATCATAGAATCGGAATGCAGGTAAACCTAACACACCATACATTGAGTTCAAAAGAATCTTTTGTACTAACTGACGTTTAGCATAGAATTCATATTTTTCAGTATCACCTGCTTCACCAAATTGTTTTTCTAACTTTCTGAACTCCACACGTTTATCAAACCAATTGTTAAGAATATCTGCGATTAGACCGGGTTTATCTTGTGTATAAAGAACTCCATTTGCCGCAATACCCAAATTACTATCTTTGATAACTTCCTTCAATTCCTGACTAGTATATGAGTACTCATCGCCATCCTTACCAACGACCTTATAAGTTTTGTCAGCTCCTCTAATGTTTTCTTCGGCATCCCAACCTTCAACCTTACCCACTTTAGTTTCTGGCGAAATATTAAGTGTCATAATGATTGATGGATATAGGGAGGTTAAATCCAAATCATAAATCCAATCATACTTACCAACGATAGGTTCTTTAACGTATGCTCCAATGAATTTCTCCTGATTGTTATCCTTCAATGCTTGCATTCTTTCTCTCCTATCTTTTGGTTTATTAGTTGCTATTAAACCTTTTGTTTTAAGATATCCTAAACAAGCACCTTCCAACCACTTCGATGAATAAATGTAATCTTCATACGGAACGAATCCCGCATGACAAACTGCTCTACATAATTCAATAAATTGTAATTTATTATCCATTGCTACAACCAATTCCACATCGGTAATGTTATACTCAATGAATTTCTCTAAATCTGTTTCGAACAAATCATCCAAACTTCCTTCGTACTCCAACTTACCTCTACCCAATTCTTTAGTAGCGATGTAGTTTAATGTATAAGATGCTTCCAATGTATAAGTGTAGGTTTTGTATAGATTGATATAATCCAAAATACTTACACCACCAAAACTGAACTTCTCTCTGTATGGCGACCAGAATGCTTCTCCAATACGAGATAACCTCTTAGCATGTCCTTCTCCACACACATTTTTAATACGATTGTAAATGTATGGAATATCAAAGAAGTCGATGTTCCATCCAGTTAAGATAGTTGGGTCAACCCCCTGATAATAGTTAAGGAATGCAAGTAATAGATTTTTCTCATTGTTGAAAATGTGAACCTTTACTTCCCTACCATCTTTACTAAATTCTTTAGCGTTGTTTTTGATTTTATTGGCTTTATCCAATACAAACACTTCGTAGATTTTTGAAACCGAATCCGTAGATGCGATTGCTGTAATCTCATTTTGTGCTTCTTTTGTGTTTGGTAATCCACTAATCATTTCAACCTCAATATCGAAAGTAAGGACTGTGTGTCCTTTTGATGGTAAATCATTATCATACATATCCACCAACACTCTCGTTGTTTCAGGGATATCCGATTCAAATAAATCATCGGCATCTTCCTTTTCCCACTTTGAAATACGGGTCAATTTATCTCCATACATTGATAGATGTTGACCGTATGGGTCTTTCTTATATGCATACTTTCGGTATGGCATTGTAGAATATCCCGTTGTATCATCCCATAGGTGAATTAAATTCTTACTTCGTTCGTAATAAATGTTTTGATACATACTATGCTCTTAATTTTTCGTTTAATATTTTAATCATTCTACCATCGTTTAATGATAGTTCTTTTGCTCTTTCGATACTCTTCATAGATTGTTCTAATTTGAATTCACTATTATCTAATAATCTGTCCAAAG